ATGGAAATATTGAAATACAGCTTAAGAATTTTTAGCATAAACTTAATGCAGTTCCTATAGCATATAGGAAGTGCTAATGCCGCATTTATCGCGTTTTACAATTATATAATTTCAGCATTGTCGCTTATATGTCGCACATATGTCTATTATGTGTCGCTATAAGTGATTTTTTTTATGCAAAAATGTAACTAGAAAGAGAGGTAATGCGAATGTTTTCTGATGAAGTTAGAGAAAAAATCTTAAGCAAAGAAGAATTACAAAAACTTGACTTAGTGACATTATCTCTTGTTATCCACGCAATCGAGGAAGTTTTAGAGGAGGCAGACAATGAACAATCCTTATCAAGCAGTGCCTATGATGAATAATTCTTATATGCAATCTCAAAATCCATATATGGATAGAATGAACTTTTTGCAAAATTATCAGCAGAGCTTGCAACAACAGCCTATGCAGATGAATCAGCAGCCTATGCCACAGCAGATAGCAGGCATTAACGGAAGAATAGTACAGACAGTTGAAAATATTAATGCAAATGAAGTGCCTATGGATGGCTCAATGGCATTTTTCCCAAAACAGGATATGTCGGAAATATATGTTAAGGGTTGGAATGCTGACGGAACAATTAAGACGGTTGTGTATAAGCCTTATACAGCCCCTAAAGATAATCAGACAGTAAATTCTATGGCTAATACAGAAAACGCTAAATTTACCCTATCAGACGAAAGCACACAGCTATTTCTGAATAAGTTTGAGGAATTATCGGAGAAAATAGGGCAGTTGGAAAATAGATTTGATAAATCTTTAGGAACACAGAGAAAAACATCAAGAACTCAAAGTAAGGGCGGTGATGAAGAATGAATCAGCAGTTAATTCAAACTATAAATCAACTTAAGTCAATTCGGAATCCACAGCAAATGGCAATGAATTGTTTACAACAGTCGGCACAGCGTGGAAATCCTATGGCAAAAAACTTGCTTAATCAGATAAACAGTGGAAACACGCAAGGCGCAGAGCAAATTTTAAGTAATTTTATGAATACACAAGGAATAAACCTTAATGATATTAAGGGTATGATGAATTAGGACATTTTGGGTTGTGCGCACATAATGACCGGTTATCCCATTTGTTAATAAAATAAATGGAGGTAAACAAGATGTTTAATTCAAACGGAGTTAGTCTCGCAGATATTGCCGCAGTAACAGGCAATAATCGTAATAACGATGGTATGTGGGGCGATGGTGCATGGTGGATTGTAATTCTCTTAATCTTTGGCTGGGGCAATAACGGCTGGGGCGGTTTCGGTGGAAATGGCAACGGCGCAGGCTACACTGATTCAGCTATACAAAGAGGTTTTGACAATCAGGCAGTTATCAGCAAGTTAGATGGCATTTCTAACGGACTTTGTGACGGCTTTTATGCTATGAACAACAGTATGCTCACAGGTTTCAATGGCATTAACACAAATATTATGCAGACAGGCTATGGCATCCAGCAGGCTATTAACGCTGATACAGTCGCTAATATGCAGAATATAAACGCATTACAGGCACAGCTTGCTAACTGCTGCTGTGAAACTCGTGAAGCTATCCAAGGTGTAAACTACAACATGGCAACTAACACTTGCGCTTTACAAAACACAATGAACAATAACGCAAGAGACATTATCGACAGTCAGAATGCAGGAACGCGCGCTATTCTCGATTATCTCTGCAATGAGAAAATTTCTTCCTTACAGGCAGAAAATAACGACCTTCGCAGAGCAGCTTCGCAGGATCGTCAGAGTGCATTACTTACAACTCAGATGGCAGCTCAGACACAGCAGATTATCAATGCTGTAAATCCGGCACCAATTCCGGCATATACAGTACCTAATCCAAATGCGTATTATGGATGCGGATGTAATACAGGATGCGGATGCTAAACAATTAAATAATCAAGTATCTTAATCAAATTTAATCGGTTTAATTCTTAGTTTATCTTGGTTTTAATCGGTTTAATCGAGTTAAGTATCGAGTTTAACTCGAAAGAAAACTCGGAAGATTATGTCTGCTAAGCAGTATTACTTATAACCCAAGGGCAGACTATAATGTTTGCCCTTATTTTTATGAAAGAGAGGTAAAGATAATGGAAATAACAGGAATTGCATTACAGACTGTTGCCACCGGAGAAGATGTTGCATTTACAGAAACACCGGTATGCGGTAGCAAATGTATAGTCCACAGACAGGGAAGTGGAATTATCAAGTTAAGAGGTATCACAAATCAGTGTAAGGCTAGATTTTTGGTATCGTATTCCGGCAACATTCAGATACCGACAGGCGGTACAGTTGGAGCTATTTCGCTTGCCATTGCAGTAGACGGAGAGCCTTTGCAGTCAACACGAATGATAGTTACTCCGGCAGCAGTTGAGAATTTCTTTAATGTATCAGCACAAGCCTACGTTGATGTACCTTGTGGCTGTTGCAGTACTGTAGCAGTGCAGAATACATCTACACAGGCTATTGAAGTACAGAATAGTAACTTAATTGCTGTCCGTGAAGCGTAGGGGGTGAGAAGATGCACATTGAAAGAATACACAAAATGCAGGAGTGCCTTACAGAAAAAGCTGTCAATGAGTTTGAAAAGGGCATTGAGAATGTTGACACTTCCGAAATGGGCGAAGTCGTAGATATGATTAAAGACCTTGCAGAAGCCGAGTATCACTCAATAATTTCCAAGGCTATGAAAAAGGCTGATGAAGAGGAAGAAGAGTACGACAAAGAACTCCTAAGAAGTCTTAAGGCAGAATATGGCGAAGAAAGTGGTAGAAGATACTACGACCACTACCGCTATGCGAATGGCAGATTTGCCCCTAAAGGCAAGGGAACATATCGCAGGGGATATGAAGAACCGCCTTATATGCACATGTACCCAGAAGCAGAGCATATGAGGGATATGGATAGAGATTATGGCAAGATGTACTATACAGAGCCAATGTCTGAAAGCAGTTATGACAGAGCAAAGAGAAACTACACAGAAACTAAGGAAATGCACAAGAATAACACGCCAGAAGATAAGGAACACAAGATGAAGTCACTTGACAGCTATACCAAGGAACTTGCAAGCGACATTACAGGTATGGTGGCTGATATGTCAGCAGAAGAGAAGAACTTGCTTAGGACAAAGTTAAGTACTCTTGTATCTAAGATATGATTTTAAGGGCTATGAGTAGCAATATTCATAGCCTGTTTTATTCAGAAAGGAGCATACAGATGTTTTTTACAATTAATGGTACAAATTGGCGAGTGCAATATGAAAATTCAAATTCGGGTGAATTAAAGCGGTCAGACAATGTTTCTGTACTAGGTGTAACTGATAGAAATACGCATACAATTTATCTGTCAAACGCCTTGCGTGGATTTATGGAACGCAAAGTGCTGATACACGAAGTATGCCACGCAATCTGTATGTCCTATGATGTGTACTTGCCTATTGAACAGGAAGAGATATTGTGTGATTTTGTGGCAACTTATGGCGATGAAGTATTTGACATTGTTGATATGGTTTTAGGGGCAGTTAGGAGAGTGGGATAATGAGTATTGATGAGCTGTTAAAGATAATTCAAAAGACTAATCCGACTATGACTAAGGAATTGTTGATATATGAGCTAAGACAATGCCGGTATTCAAGTAAAGCATTGATTTATACAGAAAATTGTTGTGTTGACAATAATATTTAAAAATGCTATTATTTAATAGATGTAAACAATAGATAACTATTATATCATTTTACCTTAATAGAACCATACTGGAAAGTTGCATTGATACATTTTGTATAGGTGCAACTTATTTTATTTTGGAGGTTTTATTATGAGAGTTATAAGGTTAAAAATGTATCAAGAAATGGCTAGATTTAACAATCCGTCAGTGCCAAGAGGTGCGGATTGCTATCCTTTACCACCGTTCAGCACAGTTAATGGATTTATTCATTCAATGTGTCAATGGAAAAAGTATCATAAATTAGATTATTTTGTTACTGGCAAAGGTGTTTACAACACTAAAACACAGAAAGAATGGCACGGCGGCAAGCGTTTTAACAAGGTTAGCGATGAAATGCTTAAGCGTTGGGATATTATAACAGATTATACAGACGGAAGCCATACCGGCTGGGTTAGTACAGTTAAATATCATCTAATGCTAGTTGATTTATATACAACTATATACATCAAAGCTGATGATAGTGACATAGATGATATATACAATGCGTTACTAAACCCACCGGTATATCCATCATTAGGTGAGTATGGTGATTTATGCAAGATTGAAGCGGTAGATATTGTAGAGCTTAAGGAACTTGGCGAACCTGTATCAGCTCCACTTGATATGCAATCTTATATTCCTGTTAATAAAGGTAATTTCGCAGGAACTATATATAGAATTAATAACAAATATGAAATTATCAAAGGTTTTAGGCGATTCCAGAAAGTTCCTTGTTACTTAGTGGATAAAGGGCAAGAAGTTATGAGCAATCTTTTTGATGACGATAAGCCGATTATTTTTATAGATTAATTTAAACCCCACGGAATATAATGCAACTTTTTTGCTACCTCCGTGGGGTTCTCTTTTATATTCGCAATTTCGATTTTGACAATTTTCAAAATTTGGTTCAGATTTCGTTCAAATCTTACCTAAAAAATTGAAAAAATTTCTCACAAAAATATAATGCAAAAATTTTGATACCCCCGTCATATGCAATTTTGAAATCCAAAAATCGGTTACGCAGAATTTCAATTTTTGCTCCCGATTTTGTTCAGATTTGCCCTTAAAAATTGATGAAAAACTTTAATAGATTAAAGTGCATTATATAAACTTGACCGGCTGCGATTCGTGCTTGTTTTGACTTTGTGACTTTGTGTTTTGCCCTGTGCGGCGGTTTTATTGTGTCGGTGTAGACTTATTAGCCTACAGAACAAAACAACCTTAAAACACTTTTAAATGCGTTGTGCAAATGGGTATAATATGCCCTTGCAAGTTGTGGAAGCTGTCACCAGTTCTGGAGAATCCACCAGAACGCACACCGCCCCAACTGGGTACACTTGTACACCTAAAAAGGCGCAAAAGCCTTATATATAAGCATAGCATTATTATATTAATTTTTCAAGGTACGCAAAGAAAAGCATATAAAAATATATGCTTAATGATTACGGCTTGAATCGAACCCACGCAAGCCAAAGCAAGGACACCAATCACGGCAAAAAGGGCAGATGTACCGCCCTTAAATGATTTTATATAACATTTGCAACAAAATCATTTTGAGAAAAAACACAATACCCCCAATAAGATACAATTTTATTAATATATTTCTGTATTGCTTGCGCTTCGCTTTCTGCTTCAATAATACCCGCAATGTATACAGCTTTTCCATTTTCTACTTTTTCAACCTTATATTTAGTCATGATAAACCCTCCTTTATATTAAAATTTGTCCAAAAGGGGAAACCGCCGCAGGGCGTCGAACCTTGCTGACTGCCTGAACGGATAACGAAAAATTAAAATCCCATTTTTTCAATAAAATATCTATCTTTATCGTTCTGATTATTGATATAATTCTTCAATGGTTCTATTTCTTCACAAATTGCGAGTTGTTTAGCTCTCCAGCTCTGACAAGTACAGTTTTTTGTTAATGGTTCTTTCACTATATATAATTCTTTGTAGTATAGTGCAAACATAAAAATACCACCTTTCATTTTTAATATCCTCTTATGAGGTAAAGCAAGCCGGGGAATCGAACCCCGGAAGCGCCAACCTTGCTAATTATTTGCTTGCTAAAATCTCTCTTGCTAATAAATCCCAGTAAAGACCATCGCCGCGTTTATCAAGCCACTTTTCAGCTTCTTCTGTGCTTTCGTCTAACCATTCAGCCATAAGCTGGATAATATCGTAGTAACTATAATCAACGCCAACGCCTAAACCTCTAAGCCATTCTATACAAGCGTTACGCTCTCCAAGTCTTGCGACTGCCCAGCCGTATTCATTTATAAACTTGTTCTTGATGTCCTTAATTGTGTTAAGCTCTTCACTCTGTGCAACCTCCGTTAAATAATTTCTAACTGCTGCCTTAACTTCCTTGCTGTTTGTTCTTCTCATTTCTTTTTACCTGTGCTATAATATAGCTACCTTTCTTTTTTTGATTGGTGGCGGTTGATTATCTTGGTAGGATGGCAACCGCCTTTTTATTTATGCTCTTATTATAAAGCTATCGTTATATAATTACAAGTCGCAAAATGTAACAAATATATAAAGCTATCTATATATTTTTATTGTGCAATATGTATAAAGCTATCTATATATAAATATATAACGCTACTATATAATAAAGTTATCTTTATATTTATATTGACTTTAATATAACGCTACTATATAATAAAGTTATCTTTATAAAAGGAGTTGATTTGATGGCAGTATCTAAAGCACAAGCAAGAGCCATAAAAAAATATGATAATAAAGCATATTTTAAAAGCCTTGTAAGGTTTAAAAAAGAAGATGAGGAACGAATCAGAGCGGCGGCGGGTGATAGCCTTAATGGCTTTATCGTGGCGGCTGTAATGGAGAAAGTACAGGAGACAGAAAAAGCGAAAGCTTCAACCCGTACAAGCTCCGACGAATGCTCATTTTAAATAATTAAAAGAATTTTAAAATACCACTTGACTATATAACGATAGCGTTATATAATAAGGGTACAAATTAAGAAAGGGCAGCCGCAAAGGCTGAAAGGTGAAGAATTATGATTAATATTGACGAATTCAAAAAATTAAATTATGAAGATGGAAAAGCAATTTTAGTAAATGCCGGATATAACGCAAAAGCCGGAAAAGAAAATTATCAACCTTGTAATACGGAATATGAATATGCAACAGATATTTATTTCTGTTTAGAAAATAAGGACAGATTAAAAGAAATAGATAGAATATGTTGCACTATATACTCTGACGAGTATATATATACTAACGAAGATGAAGGTGTATATAATGTGTTAGATAGTGACACGTTAAAAACAACCTGGGAAAAAGATGACCCACGAATAACAAAAGTGGGTGTTCTTGCCAATTTAAAAAAACTTATTGGTAGGAATATAGATGACCTTGATACAGATGTATGTGAGGCTTTTGAAGATTATGACGAGCAAGGCGAGACTTGTATGTCTTGCGAAGAAAGTCAAGATAATAGTTATACTTATGTAGCATCTATAGATGTTGAACTTTCGACGTCATTCGTCATAAATTGCGATAGTGATAACGTAATAATAGACGTTTGGATACAAGAACGATAAAAAATAACTGATTTAAGCTAGGAAACTGCGTAAGATGTATAATCGTTAAAATAGGCGGTTATACATCTTTTTTTATTTTAAAACAGAAAGCAGGAATACAACGATGAAAAGAATAGAGTTTGAACCAGGAGAAAAAATTTCTGGCACGTATTGGACAGTTATAGAAGAAGCCCCAAGTAAAAACGGGGAAAGATATTACAAATGTCGCTGCATTTGTGGAAAAGTTAAAGAAGTAAATGTTAAAAATTTAAAGTATGGGAAAAGTAAATCGTGTGGCTGTGTGGCAGCTAAAAGATTAAGCAAAAAATACAAGGGCGTTGTTAAAAAAGAGAATGATATAGATTTAACAAATAAAATATTTAACAAGATTAAAGTGGTTAAACGCATAAGTGGGAAGGGAGTTCAAGCAATATGGGAGTGCAAATGTTTAAATTGTGGAAAAATCTTTAATAAAACCCAACATAATCTTACATCTGGTCGATGTGTGTCCTGTGGATGTGCAAAGCGGGAAAATTCTAAAAAAAATATAAATAAATATTTATGCCAGGTAGAAAATACAAATCTTAGCACAATTAATAGCAATAAGCCGGGGAAAGCAAACACTTCCGGAGTTAAGGGCGTAAGCTATCGAAAAACAACGAACAATTATGTTGCATACATTGGCTTTAAAGGCAAGTTAAATATAATAGGCTATTTTAAGACGCTAGAAGAAGCAGCAGCCGCACGAAAACAAGCGGAAGAGAAATTGTATAAGCCAATTTTAGAAAAATATAACTATAAATCAAACAAAGAAAATTGACTTTATAATATATTTATGCTATATTATTTTAATAATTAAATATATAAGATTTACACCCGATAATATCAATATTGTTATCGGGTTATTTTTATGTTATTAGTATATATTACAATAAGCTGGATAAGCTCCAGCAGAAAGGGGAACAGATGGAGAAAGTACAGGAAGCACCAGAGAGTCAAGAAATTTTTGAAAATGAAATTGATATGTATTTCAAAAGATTTTGCAAAGATGAAAACATTGGAGATATGGCAGCAGCTCCCCAATCCCTTTTTTATGCTGCTTTAATTTATGTATATAATAATACTTTTAAGGGTACTAATAGATTAAAATTAAGGGGTAAATTACAGGGATATAATAATAATAATTATAATAATCAATATAGTAATATAAATAATAGTAACTGTAATAGTTATAATTATGAGTACTTAAATTATATAGCAGATTATTATATATATATGTGTTATAAGTATGATAAAATATGTACTATAAGTGGCTATTGCAAATTAACTGGCATAAGAGAAACTGTTATATATAATTGGGCTAATGAACGAACGAAAGCGGACAGACTAAGCACTTCGGCTTATGATTTGTGGGAAAAATTGTCAAAAGATTATGAATCTAGTGGAGAAGCACGACTCTGGTCTGGTAAGAACCCAATTGGACAATTGGCGGCCATGAATCATCATTTCACCTGGAATCTTCCCGGCGTTAGCAGAGAAAGCACCAGTAAAACAGCCCTTACAGCCGCAGAAATACGCCAACAATTGAGCCAAAACAATACACAATTAACGGATAAACAGCAGATAAACGCTGTAAACAATTCAGACACAATTTAAACAGCTTGCAAACCGCTTAAATACTGGGTTTGTGAGTAATAAGTATTTATATAACGCTGATAAATTAAGGTTTATCGGCGTTATAGTATGGATATGGTGTTAATTGTGTTAATTGTTTGAGAATATGGCATAAAATAGACACAATTACACGGACAAGGGCGGAGGGGGTTTATTTGTCCTCGGAACACGCCCCAACTAAGTCACTCATTTTTCCACGACAAGAAAAAGCCCTTATATATTAATATATATTTATATTATTATTACCCACATAATACACATATTATATAATTATATATAAACAGCACCTAACCATTAATCATATAATTAATACTAATAAATCACTTATATATTTAATTAAAAATAATCCAATTAACATCTATACATTTAAGCTAATTAGGTGTACAATAGACACATATTAATTAATCACAAGATATTCAATAAACACATCAGAGGATCAGCTAGTCGGCTGAATAAATTCCAAAAAATTTTAAAAAACAGAAAAAGAGTTAGGAGTTATAAATGCAGGGCAATGAATACCAAAAATTGGCTATGCGTACTAACGATAAAAAGGCATATCGTAGATTATATATTGAATTAACTGGCAAGCTTCCACTTAGCCCTTTAACAGAAAACAATGCTAAGTGTAGCAACATAAATGACATAGCAGGACTTCTTAATGGTGTCTTAGGCTTAACTGGTGAAGCTGGCGAAGTATCAGACCTTGTTAAAAAAGGCATATTCCACGAAAAAGGAATAGACTTAGAGCATCTTAAGAAAGAGTGCGGCGATGTAATGTGGTACGTTGCTATGATTTGCGAAGCTTGCGGATTCGGTCTTGATGATGTAATGCAGACAAACATAGATAAGCTTATAGCACGTTATCCGGATGGCTTTGATTCTTACAGAGCTAATCACAGACAGGCAGGTGATAAATAATGGGTAATCAGGATAAGCACTGTTACCAGTGCAAGCATAGACATAAGTTATATTGTGAAAAGCCTTGTAATGCCTGTAATGGCAATCCAAATGTTGTAAAAGGCAAGGATAACTTCACAGAGCTTGAAACAGCAAATAAAAATGCAGTACTCTTTGAAACAAAAGAATAGCATATTGCCCCTTAGCCAAGTGGTCAAGGCACAGGATTTTGATTCCTGTATCGTGGGTTCAAATCCCACAGGGGTAGTTCAAGTGTTTAATTACACTTGTGCCTTTATAGGACTTATTGGTTTACTAGCATTAAGTCCTCCTTTCACCTCATAGCGAGAGCTGTTAAGGACTGTCAGATAGTCCGTGAGGTTTTGCGTATTATAAATACGCAAATAAAATTAAGTTATACCTATAGCGCAGCAGTTATCTGTATGGATAGACAGCGAGCGAAGCTACTTTCTTTGAGCCCAACTGCACGGGTAGAATGATGCATCCAGCTTTGCCACGACCTGTTATAGGTGTCATAGCCTATACTGCTATTAAGACTAGCATTGTTTTTCAGTATCAACTATCCACCTTAATCGAAACATTTTCACAATGCTAGTCTTTTAAAACGATATGGAGAAGCGGCAACGATTGGCGGTGTTGCGGCAGACTGTAAATCTGTTCCCTTGCGGTAAACATTGTAGGTTCAATTCCTATCTTCTCCACTTTGCCGATATGGGATAAAAGTATTCCAGTAGCTTGCTAAGCTATCCAACAGAAATGTTGTTCGTGTTCGATTCACGATGTCGGCGCTTTGAAAGCACTTCTTAGGTCTGCGTGCATAATGCTGTTTTGCGGACTTATCCTAGGTTAAGAGGTGTGAGTAAGTTGCTATGTGCTGAAATAGGTAGCCAGTATTGCAGTAGATTTATGAGTTGAAATCTGCAACTTAGATAACTCGTCTTAAGTGTCATGTGGAGGTGCAAATCCTCACCATAGCAAGATGTCGGGTAGCTCCCGAATAAGCAGGCGTTGCAGTATTCCCTGCTGAAATAATTAAAATGTTTGTGTTGGTTGATTTGCGAACAGGATGGCAGATAGTGTAATGAAGTGCCATAAATACTTTCCAACACAAGAAACTGTACAACGGATAGTAGTTCAGTTGGGAGTAACGCTTGATTTATTCAAGTAGTCACAGGTTCAAGTCCTGTCTATCCGATTACAACAAACTAGCTTGACGAAGCGAAAAGCACTTCCGCTGTGCCTGTTTGTTGTTTTTATCAATTAAGCGGAGTATGTATCACAGGCATACATAAATAATATCAAGCGGAGGTATTCGATTATGGCAACAATTAGAGTGCATAAAACAAAAAATTACACAGTTATGAGTAATACTCATTTAAGGGATAAGAATTTAAGTCTGAAAGCAAAAGGATTATTGTCTGTAATGCTTTCATTGCCCGATAATTGGGATTATTCAATAGCTGGGTTAGTTGCAATAAGTAAAGAGAATGAAACAGCTGTTAAATCGGCTTTAAATGAGTTAAAGGATAATAATTATGTTGTAGTCACTAAGGAAAACCCAACAAAAAGCAATGGTGGAAGAATAAAGTACACCTATGAGGTTTACGAAGAACCATATAAACAGAAAATAGAAAAACAAGATACAGAAAATCTAGGGGTTGAATGTCAACAGGTAGAAAACCACGGACAATTAAATACTAATGAATTAAGTACTGATGAATTAAATATTAATATACAAAATACTAATGAATTAAATACTAAAAGTAATTCTCTTAACAGAGAACAATGTAATTCTTTTTTACCCAAAGATAAAAAAGCGAAAGAGTTTAAGCCGATAAGCGAATACTCTCAAAGTGATTGGGAAGTTGCCGAAGAAAGAATGATAAGCAGAGCTGGCAAGATAGCTTATGATTGGACTAACGATAAAACGCTCAAAGAAAATACAGAAGCATTCTTTAAATACTTTTTAGATAAACACGGAGAATGTACCGGAGAATATCACTACCCATTAACAGATAAGGTTTTATCAAGAGTAGTAGATAATTTAACAAAAGAAACCGACATAGAGCGTGACGGATATACAGATACCTATTATGCGGCTATAAGTGATATGGACGATAATACAGACTACAAGATGTTAGTTGATGAATATTTCAATACAAAGTTTTCAACACAATGCGATTACAGCTTAGTTCACTTTTCTTCTGAAAAGGTTTTAATTAACATTATGAATCACGCTTGTAAGAGTAGCTGGTGCGAAAGCAAAGAATGGTAAGGAGTGATTATTATGGCAGCAGGCGTACACCCACTAAACAAAGATAAGTTTTATGAAGCAATTAACCTGTACATATCGGGGCAGGTTTCACAGGTAAAAGCGGCAAAAGTAGCAGGTTGTAGCGTACCGACATTTAAGAAATACGCTAACAAGATTTATGGCGGCGAGGAATTACCAGATAATTTATGGGGGAAGAAGTGATATGTGTGAATTTTGCGAAAATCCTACAAAATGGAATATTGATGATTATAGCTTAGTTCCGAACAGAAACTTATCAGATGGGATTATGCAAGCGGAAGATAACACGTATCAGATTGGTGTGTTTAACAGTTATTTTGATTTTTGGGAAGTTATGGATATCAATTATTGCCCTATCTGCAGTAGAAAGTTGGTGGAAGAATGAAACATCAAAAAGAATGGCACACTTGCGACAGGTGCGGAAAAGAGATAAAGATAAAACAAAGAAACGAGATAAAATTCACTTGGATTACACGATATTCAAGTTTAGAACCAACATTTGAAGATGGTGATATAGGGGCAGAAGTTGAAAATATTCATACATTTAGATTACATAGCCACAAGTATGATTTATGCTTTAAGTGCAGGAGAGATTTTGAGAGGTTTATGAGGAATGAAAACATTGATTGTAGATGATTTAGACATTCCACCAAGCACTATTGCAAGTGCTATTGTCAATAGAGTCCCACTTAATGAAGATAAAAACTGCCACATTGAACATTGGAGTACCAGATGGAGAATTGAAAAGGATGGAAAACGTACTTGTCTGGAAGTTAAGAAATTAAAATAAACAATTACCGACTACAGATTGATTGTAGCCGCTGACCTTAGAGAGTTAAAGGCTGATAAAACATAGAAAAGGAGATGGAACTTATGAAACAGTTATTTGTAAGCGTGCCGATGAAAGGCAGAACAGAGGAAGAAATCAAAGCTAGTATTCAGAAGATGAAAAAAATTGCTGAAATATACGAGGGCGAAGAATTAGAGCTTATCGACAGCTACATTGAGGATAACCCACCTAAAGACAGCAAAGAAGCTGTATGGTATTTAGGTGAAAGCCTTAAGAAGCTGGCACAGGCTGGTGTGTTCATAGGAATTGCGGAGAACTATGATTGGAGTGGCTGCTGCATTGAAAGGGAAACAGCAGAAAGATATGGCATTAAAGTATATATGATTCCAGCAAGATATGTAATTGATGATTATAATGCACTTGTGCAGAAATTACATCCGGCTGTCCGTGGCGTATTATTCTAACAAAATTTTACCGGCTAACAAATAGAGTTAGTTGCTACCCTAAAACAGTTATAGGCAGAGGTCTATAAGCACCTTTGCTGAAAAGTGGAGGTGCTTTTCTTGAATTCCGAATTAAATCAACTGATAGATGATTGCGAAAAATACATATCCCAAAATGGAATAGATGAAAATATTATAGAAACCTACTACAACGTGTGCCAGCTTGCCAAGAATGAGGGTGAAATTGACACAATGTTAAAATGTACGGCTAGGACAAAAAAACTCATAAATAGCTATTGTATAGACCCTAAACAGTTTAATGGAAAAGACATATGGGAAGTTGAAAAGGTTGTACAAGAAAGCGATAGTGAATATCCACTACTTAATCAGTTTTACGATGTATTAAAACTGGAGAGCTATTACAATTTTGAAAGTTTTATGCTTTATATGGAACGTAAAAGACATTGGACTAAAAGATTTTATTTTCCACGCCGCAAAACACTTAAAGTTGTAGTCAAGGACCTTGAGGACCTTGAGAATAGAAAAATTAAATTTTATGGATTATCAATGCCATCAAGAGTTGGGAAATCTACTATATGTATATTCTTCCTTGCGTGGGTATCGTTACGCAGACCTAACAGTCATTCAGCTATGGGTGGTCACTCTGGAATACTTGCAAAAGGCTTTTATAAAGAGCTTATGAACTTATTTACTACGGAAGAGTATACATTTTCTGAATTATTCTACTTTTGGAATCCGGAATATGCAAAAAAGCCACTTGTAACAGACAAAAGTGCTGATGAATTTACAATCACTCTTGGAAATCCGGATAGATTTGCAACAGTTACTTGCCGTGGTATTGATGGAACTTGGACTGGTGCAGTTGATGTATCAAAAGATGGATATTTGTATGTAGATGACTTGGTAAGAGATAGAGAACATTCATTATCACCTATGCGAATGGAAAATACTTATCAAGAATATCTAAACAAAATGGTTGACCGAAAAAACGATGGGGCAAGAGAACTTATGGTTGGTACATTATGGAATGTCCTTGACCCATTGGAACGAATGAGAAAACAATACGAAAATGACCCACAATACAGGTTCAGAAGAATACCGGCACTTAATGAAAATGATGAGAGCAACTTTGATTATGAAATAAACGGCTTTTCAACAGCATATTACAGGGATATGAGAGAAAAACTCGATAAAGCTGAATGGATGGCTAAGTTTATGCAAAAACCTTATGTTCGTGAGGGATTGTTGTTTCCAGATAATGAATTAAGATTCTTTAACGGAGATTTTGATGATGAATTAGAAAACAAAGAACGAAAAATAATAGCATTGTGCGACCCGGCTTTTGGCGGAGCTGATAATTTATCAATGCCAGTATGTGCTGATTTTGGCGGAAAGCAAAAATATATTATTGATTGGGTATATAAAAAAGGCACACAGGCGGTTACAGTTCCATTAGTTGTAGCAGCTATCAAGAAACATTACATAACAGAATTGCACATTGAACAAAATGCTGGTGGAAAACTAATAACGGACAGTATAAAAGCTGAAATGAAAAAGCAGAATGTATATTTTTGCAGAATTATTCCATACTACGCAAATACAAAACTGCCTAAAGAGGAAAAAATCAAAGGATATTCTGACAGAGTAAAAGAAACTTTCATTTTCCTTATGAGCAGGCAGTATCTTGCAATAGATGATAGACCAACTTACATAAGAACACAGATGTATCAAGATGCTATGGATGAATTTACGATGTATACATCAGAGGGTAAAAATCCACACGATGATGCAAGTGATTCGATAACACAGCTTGCAATAGTAATAGATAAAAAGGCAACACAAACAGTAATAATGTCAAGTCCGATATAAGAGGAGGGTTTATATGACAACTAAGGACTATTTGAATCAGATAAGTTATTACAACAAGATAATTGATAATAAATTGATAGAAATAACACAGTATAAAGAATTATCATACAGCATATCAGCAGTTGTTAATGAAGAAAGAGTTATGTCATCATCAGATCCAGACAAAACAGGCTGTGGATATGTCAGACTTGAACAAATGGAAGAAAACCTTGATAAGCTTATAGATAAATACATTGATGTAAAAAACAAAATAATAGAGCAGATAGAACAGATAAACAACGAAGATTATTACACAGTATTGTTTCTAAGATATGTCAGAAAGTTTACATTTGAAAAAATTGCAAATGAAACAGACTGGTGTTGGCGACAGGTACACAGGATACACGCTAAAGCATTACAAGCCTTTGAAGATAAATATGGAAATGAATATTTATAAAAGATGTCATAGAATGTCACATTGCCGACGTGGTATAGTATACCTGTAAGAAATTACAGAACTGTTTTTCATCAAATATTACAATCCTTTATCGGAAAGCACCGTTACTTAATTGTAGCGGTGTTTTTTGTTATGCAACGAGGTAGAAATATGAATTTTTATATGAATAAAGATAAATCAATTATGTGTCCGAATTGCCATAAGTTTTTGACTAAGGCAGACAGCAAAGACCCAAGAACACATAAACTGGCTTGTAGGCACTGCCACAAGTGGATTTGGTATGTGCCTAACGATGATGATAATTTTCAAATTAAAGAAATACCGGACAGCAGAAGTTCAAGCGGTATGACATTTTATTAGAGGTGTAGACAATGCAGACAGGAAGAATTGCTATTTATACAGGTGCAAAAGAAATAACACCTGACAATATAATACCAATTTTGCGTGAAGCAATTTTGGAACATGATATTAATTCCAACAGAATACAGTTTCTTCTTGATTATGACGCAGGAATACAGCCGATAGTTAGGAAGAATCCAAAGACTTACAGACCAGACATTGACTGTGAGTGCTGTGATAATGTGGCTAACGAGGTCACAGAGTTTAATTTAGGCTTTAAGTGGGGAAATCCTATAACGTTAGTTCAAAACGGCGATAATGAGGATTCTAACCTCACAGAAGCTATAGCAGAATTAAATAGTTGCTACGAATCACAGAATGCAAGGCAAAAGCAACAGGAACTTGCAAGATATGTTGAAATCGGCGGTATTGGATATGTCCTCATTGATGTGAATACAGAATACGAGGATGGGGAAAGCTATTTCACATATAATGTATTAGACCCGAGAACAACATTTGTTGTAAGGTCAACCGCCTACAACGACAAGAGAGTTGTTCTTGCTGGGACATATATAAAAGATAAGCACAGCGGTACAAGATATTACACCTGTTTTACAAAAGATATTCGCTATGAAATTACCGACGGAATAAAAATCACTAACGGACCAGAAAAAGGAAAAACAAAATGGGGATTTTTAGAGAGAAGTGGGGAAGAGAACCCGTTACATAAAATCCCTATTATTGAATACACAAGGTCATTCGACAGAATGGGCTGTTTTGAACGGCAAATATCTGAAATGGATAACTTAAACTTGCTTATTTCAGACTTTACTAACGATGTTGAACAGAACACGCAGGCGGTATGGCACACAAATGATGTTGATTTCCCGGTTGAACAGGAAACAACAGTTGATAAAGATGGAACGCAACGCATTACTGAAAAAGTAAGGAAACCAAAATCTGGAGAATGGATGCAGACCTATACATCAGCAGATGGCAAAACTCCAATAGTTGAGCCACTTGCAATTAATTACGATTACACGGGTATGCTTAATAATATCCAATCAAGGCGACAGATAATCTTGCAGAAATGCAATGTGCCACAACGAAATGATAATAGTGGCGGAAGTACAGGAGTTGCAATGTCAGACGCAACAGGTTGGTCACAAGCTGAAACAGCAGCGGCAAAGCAGCAGTTAATTACGGATGGTTGCAAGATGGAAGAAATAAAAGTTGTTCTTGCAGCTATTAAGTTGTCAAACAATGTAAGCACCAATAATTCGTTACTCAAATTAAGGGCGAGAGATGTAAAACCTAATATTAAACGACAGAAAACTTATGAGATGTCAACTAAGGTTAATGCTATGGCAACATTGCTAAGTCACGGATTTAGCCTTAAAGATACAGTTGACGCAATTCCATTCTTTGATGACCCTAACGATGTAGTAGCAAGAAGCGGAGAAATGGTTAAGGCGTATCAAGATAGCATAATCAACAAAGATACACAGAACCAGGCAGAGGGCGGAGATGGTGAACAATCACCTAACAAAGACCGCACAATGCAAGACTTATCAGACCAGACAGAAAATAGTCCGGTTATAGATAAGAGCAGGACAGATAAATAATTGATATTGAGCCACAGGGTAGAAATACCTTGTGGCTTTTTATATGCCCTAGAGAAAGGGCAATACAAATATCGCAAGAAGTTGAGAGAACAACAAAAAACGCAGAAAGCAGAGGTAAAAAAATTATGGCAGATGTAACTAACACAACAACAGAACCAACAACTAATAATGAGCCACAGAACGAAGAGCAGACACCTAGTGTAGAAGAACTTATGGCACAGCTTGCTAGTGAAAGAGCTGAAAAAGAGAAGTATAAGAACGCTTCCGATAAAGCTAGTTCAGAAGCAGCTAAGTACAAGAAAGAACTCCGTTCAAAGCAGACAGCAGAAGAACAGGAGGCGGAAGCAAAGGCGGAAGCTGAAAAGTTGCAGGCTGAAAAGTTCGAGAACATGAGCAAAGAGCTTAATCATATGAAAGCTGTCAATGCTTATCAGAAAGTTATAGGCGATGGAAAAGATATTGATTCTTTGATTGAGGCAGTTGCAGACGCAGACCATAGCCTTATAGCAACTGTAATTGCCAATGAAGTGCAAAGACGGGTTAAAGAAGCTAAGGCAGAGTGGCTTAAATCAAGACCAGCTATTAATGCGGGCGGTGGAGAAGAAAGCACGATAACACAGGAACAGTTTAACAAGATGAATTACCACGAAAGAGTAGAATTCAAAAATAAGAATCCAGAACTTTATAAGAAGTTCACAGAGTAGAAAACGGAGGTAAACAAACTATGCCACAGACTAAGTTAGCAAATTTAGTAGACCCACAGGTAATGGCTGATATGGTATCAGCTAAGTTACCAAAGAAGATTAAGTTTTCGCCTATTGCAAGAGTTGATACAACACTTGTAGGCAGACCGGGAAGCACTATTGTTGTCCCAAAATACGCTTATATAGGTGATGCACAGGATGTAGCAGAAGGTGTTGCTATGGGTACAACAGTACTTACAACATCTACAACAGAAGCAAAGGTTAAGAAAGCAGGTAAGGCAGTAGAACTTACAGACGAATCAGTGTTATCTGGTTATGGCGACCCACTTGGTACAGCTATCAATCAGATTGCTATGTCAATCGCTGCAAAGGTTGATAATGACAGCTATGACGCACTTTGCACAGCACCTATTGATCACGATGGAACAGCAGCACCTATCAGCTATTCAGCAGTTGTAGCAGCTAATAGCAAATTTGATGATGAATCTGATTCATCACTTACAAAGATATTGTTCATCAATCCGGCGCAGGAAGCCACATTACTTAATGACGATGATTTCAAGAGCAATGACAAGTACCCACTTAATGTAATTATGAATGGAACTATCGGTTCTATTGCGGGAGCGCAGGTTGTTAAGTCAAAGAAAGTTAAGTTAGTTAAGTATGAGCTTGATGATTCAACAGGAACAATCAATGTTGTAGCTGATACAACAAGCGAGGATGCAACGAATGTTCATCTTGACACAGCACTTGCACATACGCTTAAGCCAAAGGGCAAGGAAATCAAGGTAGGTAGCAAGTTAAAGGCTGTTACAACAGAGTTCTACGCTTGTCCTATTGTTATTGTATCAGCAGAAGACCCTAACGAGGACACAGGTGCAGATGGCGTATCAGAGGAAGAGAACGCACTTACAATCTATATGAAGAGAAGCGTTGAGATTGAATCGGACAGAGATATTCTTGCAAAGACAACTGTTATCTCTGGTGATGAACACTATACAGCAGTCTTAAGCAACGATTCAAAGGTTGTTCTTGCTAAGTTCGGAAAGTAAGAGGTGTTTATATGTTATTAAGACGACATAAAATCAACGCCGCAAAGCAGAGCGAAGAAGTAACAGCAGATAATGTAAGACAGGAAGCTGTTTATGGAGATGAGCTTAAATATGAGGAAGAGCAGGACAAGTTCCCTGCTCAACCTACAAGCGATTACACAAAGACAGCTATTAAGCGTATGCCAACAGCGGACTTGCAGACACTTGCCTTAGAACAAGGTATTGAGAACGCAATGGAGCTTACAGGAGCAGAACTTAAAGAATTGTTAATTGAGAAATTAGGGTTATAACAGGAGTTGGGTTATGGAAATGACAGTATTAGAACATGTGGCTATTAGCCACGATTATGCACATAAAGAAAAAATTGAAAATGATGATGGAACAAGTTCTGATATTGTTGTTTTTGATAAAGATACAACCAAGTTAGAACTTCTCATTGAGAGAGATAAAAAAGAGTGTATTAATCAAAGACACTATAAAAATTACACAGAAGAAATGATTGAAAAAGACTTCAAAGAATTTGAGTTTGTTTTAATTGAGCTGGTTGACTATGACTTAGAACAAAATGGAGCTTCTTTTTCAGAGAAAGTTTCTGAAAATGGCATAACAAGGGAATGGATTAAAAGGGAAAGTATTTTAAAAAAAATACCCACTCTTTGCCATATAACATAATATCCAGCCTAAATGGCATTACAGAAAGTTAAAGAAGATTGTGCGTTACCAATACGGTAGCAGGCGGCACACATTAAGGGTGGTGGGCAGTGTGCCATTATTAATTATGAAAGGCGGTATATCAATGCCAATAGCAGTAATTATAAGCATTATTTCAGTTGCTTTTTCCGTCTTTTTCGGACTGTTTACGTTGGGATTTAATCTTAAGAACAACAAAAAGTCTGACAATGCAGAACTTACAGAGCGTGTAAAGGAAAATACACGCATAAATATGAAACTTGACACAATATCAAGCAATACAACAGAGATAAAGAATGAAGTTACAGAAATGAGAAAAGAACTTAATTCTCACGATAACAGGATTATTAAGGTTGAGGAAAGTGTAAAGTCGGCACACCACCGAATAGACGGATTGGAAGCACGACTTAATGAAGATAAGGAGGTATAGCAGAATGGATATAACATCAGTATCAACAGTAGTCGCAATCGTTGTAATTACATATCTGATAGGCTTAGGAGCTAAGGCAATCCCACACATTAAGGATAATTACATTCCTATAATCGTAGGCGTTGCAGGCGGTATCTTAGGCGTTGTAGGTATGTATGTAATACCGGACTTTCCGGCAAATGACATTCTTAATGCAATCGCAGTAGGAATTGTGTCCGGATTATCAAGCACAGGCATTAATCAGATTTATAAGCAGGTAAAGAACAATGCTTGACATTAATAAGCAGGCTATGAAGTATTCACTTCAAGGACAGACAGTAACCATCTATGAAAGAGATGAAGACGGCAATATTCTATATGAGGGATATACCGACACAGATGGCAACTTCATTCCTTATCTTGATGATGAGGGAAATAAGATACCCAAAGTTCTTGAAGAGAAAACAGGTTTTTCAGAGCCGGTCGATTTCAAAGCAAACATATCATTCAGCGGCGGAGAAGCACAGACCAAGGAATACGGCTTTGATACAGCCGATTTTGACGCGGTTTTACTAACAGACAAAGGAATGTACCCTTTGAAAAAAGGCGACCTTATCTGGCTTGATAGCAAGCCTACATACACATCTGATGGACTTGTTGATGAAACATCAGCAGACTTCACGATTGTAGGCATTAAGCCAGCATTGTACTCAACTAAATATATGCTTAAAGCAGTTGTAAAGTAGGTGAAAGATATGAAGTATCAGACAGACGGCTTTCCTGAAAATGGTTCTTTATTTATACAAACAGACAATGAACAGCTAGTCGGTTCTATCTTTAAAGGAAAGACAATCCCATCTACGCAAGAGCCAATAAATGAAAGTATAAGACAAGCTGTTTTGCAAGCAGTTAAGGAGCGTGTTTATGGCAAGACATACAATTAATATATCATTGTCTGAAAAGTCCGTGAATGAAGCTATCAGACAGCTACAACAGTATAAGCAGAGTTTACAGTATAAATGTGAATTACTTGTTGAACGACTAGCAGAATTAGGCGACAAAGCAGCAATTATGAGTGTTAATGAAAGTCCATTAGGTAGGACAGTAACATTGAGAGTTGACAGAAAGCCTATTCAAGATGGCTACCAAGCTATTTTAATTGCTACCGGTAAAACTGTTGAGGTAGAAGATAGAGAGCCATTTTACACGCTATTAGCGATTGAATTCGGCGCTGGTATTTATTACAACAGCGGCAACGAGAACCCAAAGGCTAATGATTTCGGCTTGGGTGTAGGAACATACCCAGGGCAGATACACGCATTCAGCGACGGTTGGTACTACTTAGGTAACGATAATCAATGGCACTACACGCACGGCGTTAAAGCTACAATGCCTATGTACAACGCCACAATAGAGATTATTAATCAGTATAAGCAGATAGCAAGAGAGGTGTTTAGTTAATGGCAAACGCAAACGATTGGGCGATAGACCTCGAAAATACAGTCACAGCACTTGTCAAGGCTAAAACCCTAACGCAACTAAAGAAAACATATCCAAAGATAGTCATAACAAATGAGGGAGAAAACAGCGGTCAAGCAATATTCCCAACAGTATACATTCATTTACTACCGGCAGTTGAACAAGGGCAAACGCTTGACGGACAGACAATTAACGCATTGTTAGCAACATTTCAAGTAGATGTTACCACTAACACAAGCAAATCTGATTGTCGCAAGGTTATGGCAGTAATTACAGATACATTCAAGACAATGAGATTTCAAGGCAATGCAATGCCAGAGTTCTCAATCAGTAATAAAGTACATAAGAGTACCGCTAGATTCAGAAGAATGATAGCGGCAAATGACAGATTAATGTAACAAAGAGCAGAAATGCTCTTATTTTTTTACAAATTTTTAGGAGGTAAGAAGATATGGCAGATACAGTAGCAGGATTAAGCGCACTGGGAATCACGTTTAGTTATGGTGTTGAAACTACAGCAGGTACTAAACCAACAGCATTTAAACTTCTTCATAGAATCAATTCTATTGATGAGATTACAGTAACCCCAGAGGCTATAGATGCATCAGCACTTGAAGATTTACAGACAAGAAACATTGCAGGTAGAGATACAGTTACAGATACAGTTGCAGTAACAGTTAATAAGACAGAAGCTACAATCAAAGAGTGGAAAGACCTTATTACAGAATATAAAACTTTAACTGGCGGTAAGAGAATGTGGTTTCAGGAAATTACTCCGGGCATAACAGACGCGGAGTTCTTTGTGGCACAGCCACCTTCAAAGTTACCAATTACAGGCAAGGAGCAAAATTCACTTCTTACAATGGCTATCAACCTTATTATTGAGGATATGGTAGGAACAGATACAGCAGTAACCCCAACATCGGGGGAATGATAAGCCAATCGACTAAATCAAAGGCTGTGTCGATTGGTGGCACAAACGCCAAAACAGCCGACTACACATCATATCTTGATGATGTAACAGAATAATTATTTTAAAAGGTAGGTGCGGTGGGAAAGGGTAAAAATTATGATGAATATTAATGTAAATGGAAAAGAATACAAAGTTGAGTTTAGCTTTGGTGCAGCAGAATGCAAGGAAATTGTGCAGAAAATGTTTTCTGTCGTTAATGGTTCTTACTTACTTGCACAGACAGATAAGAGTGTTGCACAGGCTTCCTTTGATGGATTGGCAAATATGACAGCAGATGTGCCAGAGATTTGCATTTTAGCCATTTATGCAGGCTGTATTGACAATAACCCAGTAACTATGGATGAAGCAAAGGAACTCACTAGAGCATATATTACAGAGAAGAGAAAGACAGATAAGAGTTATGGATATAGAACATTGTTTGAAGAAATCAAGAAAGCGATGGAAGATGATGGTTTTTTCGAGTTGAGCGGAATAACAGCGATGTTAGAGGAAATGGCGAACAATGTGGAAGAAGCGACACAGGAGCAGAAGAAGCCGACAGTAGTTCCACAAGACCACAAGAAAAAGCAGACTTCCACAAAATAATCTGGGAAGAATACTTTGTTTTAGCCAGTTCACTAGGCGTTAGTTATTCAGACTTTCTTAAAATGACACCTAAAAAGCTATGGGCTGTTGTAGAGGGTAAGAAACTTGAAAGGCAACGAATGGATTCAGATATATGGCTTGCGATAGGTAGTTACATACTCCCAGCAATCAAGATAGGTGTTAGAAGTGGTGCTTGGGGTAAAGGCGAGCTTGAATACCCAGACAAGCCTATTTATAGAGATATTAACAAAAAAGAGAACAGCAAAGATGAAATACAAAGAAAGAGAGAAGAGTTTGTTTTGAATATGAAAATACGAAAAGCAAACTGGGATTTAACACACCCTAAAAATGATAAGCCGGAGGTATGAGCGTGGAATTAGATTCATTAGAAGTCAAAATTACCGGTACTGCCACTAAAGCTATCAATTCTGTTGATAAACTGATAAATCAGCTTACAAGGCTGTCAACATCACTTGCGACTGTAAATGGTTCATCATTAAGCAGTCTTGCGAGCGGTGTTAGTCAGTTAGGTTCTGCTATGCAGAATATGAACGCAGGGACAGCAGATTTTACCCGACTTGCTAAGAACATCACAAAGATAGGTTCTGTTGATTCGGTTGCACTAACTAACACAGCTACATCACTTCAAGCTGTCACAAAGGCAGTTGCAAGCATATCAGCTATTCCGCAAAATGCAACACAGGTCACAGAATTTGCAAAGTCACTTGGTAAGCTAGGCAGTAAGAGTATAGAAAATGCCGTTGTAAACATTCCAAAGCTAGGCAATGCTTTAAATGGCTTAATGACAACGCTATCAAGAGCACCAACAGTAAGTCAGAATGTTATTCAAATGACTAACGCATTGGCTAATCTTGCTAGTCAAGGTAGCAAGGTGGGTACTTCTTCAAACTCACTTCAAAAGTCACTGTATGGCGTTTCTACGAGCGTCAGGACAGCGACTAAGAGCAGTTGGAACTTGGCAAGTGCAATAGGTAAGTTTTATGCCACCTATTTTATGGTAATTCGTGGCAGTAAGAAGCTTATAGAAGCCATCAAGTCAACAACAGATTACATTGAAGCGTTCAACTATCAAGCGGTTGCGTTTGGTAAGATTGGTTCAGAGTGGGATAAAGATTACGAAAAGTACGGATATGATAACGCAACAGCATATGCAGAGAGCTTCCAAAGCAGAGTAAACGATACTCTCGTAAAGCTGTCTGGTTTAAAAGTTAATGTTCAAGGTGGCTTGCTTGAAGAAAGCGGAGTAAAGAACTTAGGACTTAACATACAAGAGATAACACAGTATGCTTCACAGTTAGCTTCTGTTACTAATTCGTTAGGACAGACAGGCGAAGCAACAACGGCTATAACAAAGTCAATGACAATGCTTGCGGGCGATATAAGCTCACTTTTCAATGTGGACTATTCAACAGTAGCACAGAACTTACAAAGCGGTTTAATCGGACAATCGAGGGCATTGTACAAGTATGGTATTGATATTACCAATGCTACATTAGCGACATATGCTTATAACTTAGGCATTTCTAAGTCTGTATCAGAAATGACACAGATGGAAAAACAGCAGTTAAGAGTGTTAGCAATATTAGACCAAAGTAAAGTATCTTGGGGTGATTTAGCCAATACGATTAACAGCCCAAGTAATATGTTACGCCAGTTCAGCAACAATATGAAAGAGGTAGGAATGGTAGCAGGACAGCTATTTATCCCAATTCTTTCAAAGGTTATGCCAGTAGTAAACGGAGTAACTATTGTAATCAAAAGATTATTAGTCAATCTTGCTTCTTTAATGGGTGTTAAGATTGACTTTGAGAGCTTCGGACAAAGTGGCTATAAAGACACATCAGATGGCTTAGAAGATATTTCAGACGGCTACAAAGATGTAGCTGATTCAGCTAAGAAAGCTACATTATCCCTTATGGGATTTGATGAAATAAATAAATTACAGGACGATACAAGCTCAAGCAAGGGCTCAAGCGGTGGTGGCGGTAGCACTATTGATTTGACAGATGATATTGCTAAGGCGGCGGCAGAATATGAAGCGGCGTGGAATAAGGCGTTTGCTAATATGGAGAATTCGGCAGTTGCCTGGGCTGACAGAATAGAGGAAGCTATAAAAAAAGGCGACTGGTACGGAATAGGTACTTACGCAGGCAAACAAATAAACAAAGGGATAAATGCTTTTCCTTGGAAAAAAACAGGAGAAGCAATTACAGAAGCTATTTGCAATGTTTTGGATTTTGCAGATGGATTTGTTAGTTCTGTTGATTGGGAACAATTAGGAAGAAATATAATAAAGTTTATTGAAGGTATAGATTTAGGAAAAATAACTGTAAAAATTTTGGACCTAGCAATTGACTTAGGAGTATCAGCAATAAAATTAATATGGGGTGCTTACCAGGAGATATACGACAAATGGGGAATTGCAGGAATTTTGGCTTCTTTGGTTATTCCGGGCGGAATTCTTACACTTAAATTTATTACGGAATTTTCAGCAAGCATAGATGATAGTAAATATGTAAAAAAAGCAAAAGATGGCATAGAAAATATAAAAATAGCTGCACAAGAAAAATGGAATGAAATTACAGATTGGTGGAATAATACAGCAATCGTAAATTGGTGGAATAATGATGTTACGCCTTGGTTTACTAAAGCGAAGTGGCAGTCACTTGGAGATAATACAAAAGATAGCTTGCAAGATAGCTGGACTTCTTTTAATAACTGGTGGAGTAGCACAGGAATATACAACTGGTGGAACAATAGCGTAGCACCTTATTTTACAAAAGCAAAATGGCAATCTCTTGGAGATAACGCAAAGGGCAGCTTAACTGATAGTTGGACTTCGTTCAATAATTGGTGGAGTGGCACAGGTATATATAATTGGTGGAATAATGATGTTACGCCTTGGTTTGCTAAAGATAAATGGAACAACTTGGGTGATAATTTCAAGTCAAGTCTACAAGATAAATGGTCTGATTTTTCTTCTTGGTGGAGCACAACCGGAATTTACAATTGGTGGAATAATCACGTAGCACCTTATTTTACGGCAGATAGATGGCGTGATATGGCAGATGGAATAAGAGTAGGCATACAAGATAAGTGGAATAATGTAGTTAATTGGTGGGATAGCAAACCATCCCTTAGTGAAATTTCAGTAGCCGTTGAGAACTTTTTTTATAAAGTAAGAGATATGTGGTATAATTTCAAAGATTGGTGGGACAACTTAGGACTTAGCTTCCCACATATAAAAACGCCACATTTCGATATTGATGGCGAATTTAGTCTTGTGCCACCTCAAGTGCCCAAGATAAGTGTTGATTGGTATGCAAATGGCGGCTTTCCAAACAAAGGACAGTTATTCGTTGCTAATGAAGTAGCACCCGAAATGGTTGGTACTATGGACGGAAGAACAGCAGTAGCCAATCAGCAGGAAATCACAACAGGTATTGCTAATGCAGTTTATCCAGCAGTATACAATGCGGTTGTAGCGGCTATGTCAGAAGCCAACAACAACGTTAATATAACACTACAAGGTGACGCTGATAAATTGTTTACAATGGTACAGGATAAAGCTAATAACTACACTAATATGACAGGGCAAGCAGCATTCCCTTATTAATTGACAAATAAATAATAAAAGAATATATTTAAAGTACTAAAGATAAGGGGGAATGTATATGTTAAAAAAAGGCTTATATAAAATGCTGGAAGTATTAGGAATAAAGAAAAAACAGCAACCACAAATTCAACGCCCACTAAATCCTAACTTTAAAGGAGTGTACAGAGCGACAGAAAACGGCTTAGTTGAAGTATATTGTCCAAGATGTAGCAGTTGGGACTGCTCTCACACACAGATTACAACAACTGTACCACAGAAAACTAAGACAAGATATACCGTTAATTTGAATCCGTTTAGACCGTTTACGCTGGTTAATAAGAAAGAGAAGATTAAGCAACAGGGCGGAACTTATTCACAACATAGGTTTGTGTGTAACAGATGTGGGCTGATTTTTTGGTAATACATGATTTTAATGGAGCGTATCTTTTCGGTGCGTTCCATTTTTTATTGAAAAGTGCTTGACAATTATTGCAAGGGCAGTTATTATAATAACATAAATATTGCAAGGGCAATAATTGAAAGGAGTGATTATTATTAGTCCAGCAGGAAGACCACATAAGGAAAACCCTAGAAATGTTAATCTTAATATCAGAATAACAAAAGATGAAGCTAATCGTATTCAGAAATGTGCTGATGAATTGAAATTAACAAGAACCGACACCATTATGAAAGGTATAGGGTTAGTAGAAAAAGAACTTAAAGACAACAAAAAAGAGTAGCAACAAGTCGGTCAAAACTTTTAGTTGCTACTCAAACCACCAATCCGAAAGGAATTGATAAATCTATCATATCAGTTTCTTTCGGAAAATTCAAGAATATTTTCGGAGGAAAAACAAATGAGTAATGTAGAAATCGTAACAAATATTGACATAGCGTCAGAAATTGCACACGCAACAGTAACAGAAGTTTTAGCAAATATGGAAAACGAAAGAATTTCATATGTTCTTATGGGAGTTTTACAGCAGATAGAAACCATTCAGGACAATGTTAATAATTTTGATTTAAAGGAACAGAATAAGACTACAAAGGAAGTGGCATAATATTATTGCGTGAGGCATTGTGGGCATATACTCCCACTACGCAATAAGTTCTGTTTTGAGCAAATGATAAATTTGTAGGAGGTAAAATAATGAGTTATAATAATAATCCAACTACAAAAGATGACACTCACAATGAGATTAAGGCACCGATGAACACTAAGAATATTTGCGGCGTAGACTGCTATGAGCAGAATGGCGTTGCTTACTTAAGATTGGAAAATGTTGCTAGAGGACTTGGGTTCACAAGAATAGCCGCAAGTGGTAACGAAGTAATCATGTGGAGCAGAGTTGAGAAATACTTGGAAGATTTAGGCGTACACACTTGTGCGCACGACGATTTTATCCCAGAAAACATCTTCTACCGACTAGCAATGAAAGCCAAAAATGAAACAGCAGAGAAATTTCAAGCATTAGTAGCTGATGAGATTATTCCGTCAATTCGCAAGAATGGAATATATGCTACCGATAATGTTATTGATGAAATACTGAATAATCCAGACTTTGGAATAGAATTATTAACAAAGTTAAAAAAAGAAAGGCAAGCAAGAGTTGAAGCAGAAAGAAAGAACGCTATCTTAACACACGTCAATAAAACATATACAATGACGGAGATTGCTAAAGAGCTGAACTTAAATTCTGCTATTCAACTTAACAAGTTGCTTGCTGATAGAAAAATTCAGTACAATGTCAATGGAACTTGGGTTCTTTACTCACCATACAGCAGTATGGGATATGAGGAAATTAAACAAGAAATTCTTGACAGTGGTAAAGTAATCTATCATAGACGAATTACCCAACTTGGAAGAGAATTTATACTGCAATTATTCAATAATGTTGCATAAGTTTTCTTGTGAGATATAATAGCTCAAACAGAAAGAAAATTCAATAGCTGTAAGAAATTTACAGCTATAAAAAATCAGAACAAGTTGGGTAGACCTGTTCTGATTAGCACATATGAGTACATATAAGTTGCTCACGTCAATAATAACAAATAAATAGCAAAATGACAAGGACATTTCACTTAATTGTGAGGTGTCCTTTTTGTGTGCTTAGGAAGCGAGGTTTTACTATGAATTTTATACAATACATAAAGCAAGCGTGGAAAGCTGGCACTAGTGGCGGTACTCCAATAAGCCCAGACAGACTTAATCATATGGAAGATGGGATTAAGAATAATAACGATATGATAAGCGAGCTGAACAACAATACAACAACAACGTACGAAAATGCTATCATAACATACGCACCTGCTTTGGCACTGGTAAATATAATGCCAGCTAAACTAACCAATACTGTAGCAATTAGGAGCTGGACAACAGTCGCAACTCTGCCTGAGGAATATAGACCGAGTAAAGTTATAAAATTTCCTGTCACAGTATATAATCCGGCGGGGCTTGTGGCATATGGACAATTAACGCCCGCTGGTGCATTACAAATTTATAGTGATACCGAAATTGAGGTAAATCAAGGACAAACATATTACAATTTCACTTATTTTATTTAAGTAATATGCTTATTGAAGATATTGCTGCTTAATTAACTTAATAAATAAAAATTCAAAATGGGTATTGAAATAAAATGTTAGTGGTAGGGACAACTTGAAAATATAAATATATAAAACTAAGGGAACGTATCAGAGATGATATGTTCTTTTTTGTTACCAATTTTTAGGCAGAAAGGGGCGATTGAATGATAAGTGCTGTAATTATCGAGGGAGTAACATTCCCAGTAGCATATAACGGCTACACATATAGCAGGAATAAGATTTGGTCTAAGAACACAGGAAGAAACGATTATGGAGAAATGGTAGGCACAATCGTGGCTATTAAGGATAAAGTAGAACTACAATTGCCACCATTAACAGGTGAACAGGCGTTGTTGCTTGATAATGTGATTAGTGATGAAAATAACCCATTCCCGACAGCACAAGTCCTATTCTTAGGCGGTACACAAAAGGAAATGACAATATACACAGGAGATGTGACATATCCGTATCTCACAAGAGCGAAGAATGAGGACGGATTAATAGTCGGAGCGAAACTAAGTTTAATTCAGAAATAAGGAGATTAACTATGAAAATAACAGGAAATGAAGTTTTAGCACATTATGAAGCACTTGCAAGTGTAGCACAACTTAGAATGGGTGGCAGATTAGCAGTTGCCATTATGTCTAACATTAAGATGTTAGAGCCACACTTTAAGGCAGTTGTAGAAACGATAGAAAAGATACGCGAGGAAAATAAAGATAACAACGATAAGATAAAATCAGAACTTGAAGAACTAGGAGAACAGGAAATAGAAGTATCTGAATACACAAAAGTTGATATAAGTGCATTTGATAGTTGTGAAGCCATTGAGCCAGCTAAGATTATCGCACTTAGCTTTATGATTAACAATTAATCAGCAGAAAGGAGCAACCTAATGAAAAATATTAATTGGGGTGCGGATTTCAATTTGCTGTATGCAAGATATTACAGCAAATATTTAGTTGACGGAAAAGAATATAATCAGACACTTAATGAGTTTAAGTACAGCAACATAATCAATCCGAACAATAGCATTTCCATAGGTAACACTTGCAGTAGTAGTGTTACCTTTTCTATTTATAATCCAGAAATCACGCTTGAAAATAAGGATATAACCATTTTTGAGGGTGTTAAGGGCGATAGCGGCATTGAGTATGTACAGATAGGCATATTTACTGTAACTAAAGAAGAAAGTAACGGCGAATACACTAAGTACACAGCTTATGACAAGATGTACAAAGCTGAAAAAGGTTATTTTTCTGAATTAACTTATCCTAGTACGGATAAGGCTATTTTAGAAGAAATCTGTACAAAGCTAGGCATACAGTTAGCAACTAGCATAACAAACACACATACAATCATAGATAAGCCGCAAGGCTATACAATGCGTGAAATGATAGGTTATATGGCTATGCTACAAGGTGGAAATGCGGCTATTAATTCTGACGGAAACCTTGAAATAAAGTGGTACAAAGATAGCGGTTATGTGCTTGACGGACATCAATACTATCAGCAAGGGGTTACTTTTACCACTAGCAAAGATTTTACGATAAGAAAGCTGACTTGTAACAATACAAAGTCTGGTGATAAGGAAACTAGCACAATCACTAGCGGCAGTGGTACAACTGGACTTAGCTTTGCTAATCCATTTATGACACAAGCTAACTTAAATGAGATTTATAAAAAGATAGGCGGCTTTCAGTTTAGACCGCTTACAGTTAAGTTTGTCGGTGACTGGCGGCTTGAAGTAGGCGACATTATAACTGTTAATAAGGGCGGCGTTGATTACAAAGTGCCTATAATGCAGATAACACACGAATGTGATGGCGGCTTAATGGACACAGTTACATCTATCGGACAATCTGACACAGAAAACAGCAATATTGCTAGCGGTCCGATAACAAAGCAAATGGAACGATACTACGCTGATTTAGTCTTAATCAACAAGGCAGTTATCGAAAATGCCGATATAACTAGTGCTAATATTGAGAGTTTAAAAGCACATCAAGCGTATATCGACCAATTAAAGGCTAATAAGATTGAAGCTATTACAGCAGATATTGTTAATTTGACAGCAAGTAAAGCTACAATTAATGAAGCTAATATCGCTAAGTTACAAGCAGATTATGCACAGGTAGGCGTGTTAAATGCAGATGTAGCAGACATTAAGACCTTAATGTTTGGTTCTGCGACAGGTAAAAGTTTAACAACAGAATTCGCTAATGCAGTTGTAAGTGTTATTGGCGATGCACAGATAAAATCTGCTATGATTGATAGTATAGCCGCAGATAAGATTACAAGTGGGAAGATTTATACAAACCTTGTTGAAATTCTAAGCGAAAGCGGAAATCTTGATATAGCTGACAATACGATACAGATAAAAGATGATAACAAGGTTGCAAGAGTTCAAATAGGTAAAGACGCTAATTCGGACTACAATATGTACGTCTGGGATAAAGCCGGCAATCTTATGTTTGATGCCTTAGGACTTACCGAAAAAGGCGTTACAAGAAAAGTTGTTCGTGATGATGTTGTTCAAGATAATGCTAATATCAATGCAAGCAAGCTGGATATTGAAACACTATTTAATGTTATCAATAACGATAACACCCATACACTTAAGAGCAATAAAATTTATCTGGACAACGAGGGGCAGACACTTAATGTCATTATGCAAGCTATAACAAGCGGTGCTGGCAAAGATTATACTCAATGGGGCGGTATGATGAAAGTTGCTAGTGATTTTATCACTAACAAGCTGTGGTGGACTGAAAATGTTGACAACGAAAGCATTAAGACCAAGTTTTCTACTGTTAATCAGAAGCTAGATAGCTACGAAATTACGTTATCTGACTTATACCAACAAACGAACGATAATTTTATGGTGTATGCAGTTACAGAAACACCTACAAAAGATAATTATCCAGCCGTTGACTGGTTCATACCCATATATCCGTCAGATGATTTATTTCCAAGTGATAATCTTACTTGGACTTACAGCAATGATGAATATGCTAAACATCACGGAGCGATAACATACAACGAAACAGCTCAAAAAACTTGGCGTTGGGCTAAAGATGATAAAGGTAATTGGGGTTGGAAAGAGGTATCTAACACACAATTAGCTTATATGCTTAATCAGAACGCTAGTCTTAAGATTAATCTTAATAGCATATCGACAGAATTAACACAGACAAAGAAAAATCTGACAGATAATTATAGTACAACAACTACTATGATTAACAAAATTACGCAGGAAATTAATGATAATGGTTCAAGTATTAGTTTGGCACTTAGTGGAACTTACGCTAAGTCAAGCGATTTAGAAAGTTATGCAACTAAAACAAGCCTTGATTTATATATCAAAAAAGACCCTAAAACAGGCGAACTTAAGAGTGCTATCGAAGCTATTGCAGATACAATAAATATTACTGCAAGGGGTGGGCTTAATTTAAGTGGCAACAGGTTTACATTAAACAGCACAAACACCAGCATTACAGCAGACGGAACTATAACTTGTAGCAATCTGATTTCAGACGGTGGAAACGTTGGCGGCTGGAAAGTGTCTAAAGATTCAATAAGTACAATATTTAAGCAGAATAATGACTTATTCAGAATTGCATTACAAATACCTGGCGATATTACACCATATGTTTTTTCGGTTTTTCACGGAACTGAAGATGAGGGATACAGCAAAAGTCCTAATTTTTATATAAGTCAGACCGGTAAACTGTATGCAACTAACGCACAAATTACAGGAAGCGGCTATTTTTCGTCTGGCACGATTGGAGGCTGGGATATCAGCAAGTCTTCTATTTATAAAGATTACGGCAAATATAGAACTTATATACAGGCACCCGCTGATTCCGAAGCTTGGGCATTCTCTTGCCAAGAAGAAAGAGATGGGGCATATTATGGTAATTGGTACGTTCGTGCGGATGGATATATGTATGCTTCTAAAGGTCAAATTGGCAATTTCTCAATTGATAATGGTATATTGTCGACATATCAAAATAATGGAATTAAAGGAATGTCGATAGACCAAAATTACATTAAATTCTATTCTTGGGTCGACGATTACGAAAATTATGTAGGTTCGATAACTACAACAAGATATTATACTAGCAATAATGAAGTAAGAAGAGCTTTAGTGCTAAATGCAGATTATGGAGATGTTGTCGGAATAAATTGTACCAAAGAGAAAACAGAAAATACGGAATACGAATTCGTTATAAGAATAAACAACGATTTAAACAAATCATTAGAGTTTTTTTCGCCCAATATTTCGATGAATGGCGGTTACCAAGACAATATTAAAAAACCAACGACACTTACAGTATATTGCTATAATCCAAATTCGGGAAAAGACACACAAAATGTCAGAATTACAAATACAGAGGACAGACACTACGAGAACTGCGAACTGTCAGTATATGGAAGTACATACATAGGATATGATTTGCGATGTTTCGGGTCAATTTATGGAACAATTGCTTCTGATTCAGACGAGAACGTAAAAAAAGACGTTCATTTATTGAATTCAGAAGACTCTTCTGAATTTATCTACAATTTAAAACCTTGCGAATTTAAAATGATTAACGGTACTTCTAATCGCTATCATCACGGATTTATTGCACAGCAGGTTAAAGAAATTATGAAAGATGACTGGGGATTATTTATCGATAAAAAGATTAATAATGATAACTACGAAACACAAGTCTCAGACGAAAACGGAAATACAACTAAAGAACTAACAGCAAGATACGCATTACGCTATGATGAATTAATAGCGGATTTAGTTGCGACTGTACAATCGCAGAATATGCGTATTAAAAAATTGGAAAAGCAATTAAGGACATCTTCGGGTGTCCTTTTTTAATGCGAATTAGGAGGTAAAACACAATGTTAGACATTAACTCATCAATTCAGAAGAACGGAACATTATCTGTTCAAAATTCAGACGGAACACTTAAACAGGTGGCTTATCTGTCAGCTACAATCAGCGAAAGCGGTACAGTTAGTATGTCAGCCAGCTTTAATGATTTTGCGGCATACTTGGCGAATGATATAGCACTAGACAACGAGCTTAAGAGCTTTCTTGATGGCGTTAAAAATACTTACAAGGCAACATACAGCACAGAAGATAACACAGTTAGTTCAGATGCAACAGAAACAGTAGAAAGTGAGGTATTTTAATTATGATTAAATGTGGAGATTTTTCAGCGTGGAATGGTGTAGTTGACTGGAACAGAGTTAAGGCGGCAGGACTTACTCACGCTATTCTTAAGGTTATCAGACGTGATTTTGACCCAGATAAGCAGTTTGAAAACAACTGGAAAGGCTGTCAGTTAGCAGGCGTGCATATTTGCGGTGTATACAACTATGTTTACACACCGACAGTAGAAGAAGCTATTGCGGCGGCTAAGAGAGTGCTTGAAGTGCTTGACGGACGTAAGGTAACTGTCTGGATGGACGTTGAAGATACTTGTATGCGAAACTTAGGTTCAGAGCTTATCGACATTATCAAGGCTTACAAAGAGGTTATTGAGGGTGCAGGATATGACTTCGGTGTATATACTGGCTTATCATTCTATGGCAGTTATATCAAACCATACACAAACCCTAGCGACTTAGATTGTCCGTTCTGGATAGCACGTTACTACTTAGGCTATGATGAAATGCAACTCAATGATGAAACTGACGCAGATAAAACACCTAACATTGACCATTACCTTGCAGGTTGGCAGTACACATCAAGCGGCGTTGTTGACGGAGTAGACGGAGTTTGCGACTTGTCTGTATTCTATGGCTTTCATAATGATGAAGATAACACAGAGGATAACAGCGAAGAAGATAACACAGAGGATAGCACAGATGAACACGTATATGCTACATATGCCGCTTATACAGACCGTTGGTGGGGTGAAGTAGAGGACAGAGAAGATTGGGCTGGTGCAGGCGACAATAAAGCTATCACAGCACTTATTATCAAGGTTAGCAGAGGTTCAGTTAAGTACAGAGTTCACTTAAAGGGCGGAGATTGGCTTCCTTATGTTACTGGCTTTAATTATGACGATTACGATAATGGCTATGCAGGTGACAAGAAGCACGAGATTGACGCAATAGAAATCGTTTATTATACGCCAGAGGGTGAGCCTTGGAAGTATGCAAAGTATATGGTATCTGTATTTGACAACCGCAACTTCTATCCAGAACAGATAGACAATGAAACATCAAATGGAATGGACGGATATGCAGGCGTTATGGGTAATGCAATCGATAAGTTCCAGTTGTGCATTGAATAAGCTGCTTGATGTAATTTAGCGTACTTTGTGATATAATAAATTATAATTGCAAAGAAAGGACAGATAAAATGCTGAAAGATACAATAGTACAAAATAACTATATGGAGTTGATAGATACAGTTAATGTATCCGAACGAAACAAAGAAATTGTAAAAAAATACATAGCTGGAATTAAAATGAAAGCTCTAAGCGAAGAATATAATGTATCATACGAAAGAATTAGAGCAATAATCTATAATTATATATGGCATTGTTCTCACTATAAAAAACGCATAAATAAAAAGTAAACAATTTAATTTGTCGAAAATTGTCGAAATAACACGACCGAAAGTATTTGAAATATACTAACGATAAATGTATAATAAACTTGTCTTTGAGAAAAGACCCTTAAACATTTTCAAGTTCTGGCAGGCGATATTGTTTGATTGGCGTTGGCAATATCGCCGCTACACTTGACACGATAGAACGTGTGTTCTATAATAATCGTATCGCTATCAAACGTGCAAGGGCAAGAGAGGGGAGTGCAGGTTTATGGATAACAGTAATGAGGAAAATTACAAAGATAAGTTAATAGAACTCATAAATAAAATAGAAAATACAGGTACATTAGAGTACCTGTATTCATTCATAGAAAACTTTTTGAAGAGGTGGGGGTAAAACCCTACTTCTTTTCTTTTCGAGATAACATAACATCTATCATATCTAATATCGTTTCTTTATCTCTTTGTTCTAACATAGAAAACTTCCAAAGTAAATCAACATCTTTTTCAGCTTCTTTTGAATTATCCTTACGGATTGGCGAAACATCAAATCCCATTAGCCACGCTTCTGACACGTTCAAAGCCATTCCTAAGACAACTAGCTTTTCTTGGCTAGGTTCAACTTTGCCTGATACATACTGGCTAATATCGGATTTATTCATCTTGATATTGTATTTCTTACAATATGGTAATGATAAATTCAAAATATCAACTTGCTTTAACTTCCGTTCATTCATTAGCTGTTTAAGCCTATCTGATGTATTCTCTTTCATCTTAGTTATCCTCCTTTCTGTTGATAATATACCATTATTTGAACAAAAGTTCAAGATGTAAAACTAAAAAAGTAAAAAATATTGAACTTTTTATTGACATATTAATTTAATAATGCTATTATACAATCAGTTCAAAACATTGAACAAAAAACGGAGAAAGGAGAAGAATTGGAATGGCTTTTAATTACAGTAAGTTAAGAGGTCGCATAATTGAAAAGTACGGAAGTCAGACGGACTTTGCCAAGGCGTTTGGCTGTTCAGACAGGACTTTATCACTTAAAATGACAGGCAAGCGACCTTGGAAACAGATTGAAATTTTAAAAGCAATTAAATTATTAGATTTATCAGAAAATGATATACAGGATTATTTTTTTGCTTTAGAAGTTCAAAATATTTAACTTTCAGAAAGGAATGTTTATGGAGCTACAGATTTTTAGCAATTCAGAGTTTGGAGAAATCCGAACCATTACTGAAGATGATGAACCTATGTTTTGCCTGGCTGATGTATGCAAGGCATTGGAAATATCAAATGTAGGAAATGTTAAGCAGAGGTTATCTGAAAAGGGTATCCATACTGCGGATACCCTTACAAAGGGTGGAATGCAGAAAATGATATTTATTAGCGAGGCTAATCTTTACAAGACAATCTTTCAGAGCCGCAAAGAAAGTGCAGAGAGATTTACAGATTGGGTTACAGGAGAGGTGCTTCCGTCAATCAGAAAGACAGGCAGTTATGGTATGCCAAAGACAACAGGCGGTCAGATACAGCTTTTAGCACAGGGTTATACAGAACTTGAACAGGCTGTTAACTCTATCAAAGAAGATATGACAGAGCTTAAGGATAACACACCTCTTTACGGCTGTGAGATTGATGAGGTCAAACAGCACGTTAATAGAAAAGGCGTAATTGTACTTGGTGGCAAGGATAGCGAAGCCTATAAGGATGGCAGTATTCGCAGTTCGGTATATTCTGACATATATAAGCAGTTAAAACGTGAGTTTGGTTGCGTAACAACATATAAGAGCATAAGAAGAAAGTACATTGATAATGTACACAAGTTTATAGATGATTATGTGCTACCTATGGCACTTGCTGAACAGGTAAAAGAAGCTAACGCACAGATAAGTATGAGCTTTTAAGGAAAGGAGTTTTAGCAGATTGATATTTATTATTTCTGAAAAAGGCGAAAGAGAGCAGATTAATGAGGTAGAAAAGCTTGAAATCCTGGCACACATTGGCAGAAGAACGAGTTACCTCTTAGGAAGAAATAAACATTGTGAACTCTTAAGAAGAGTAGTTGTAAAGGATATTTTAGGGCGGTTAAAGCACGAATTCGGGTGTGGTTTGAGCGAACTGAAAAAGAAGTACATAGCAGACACTCACGATTTTATCGACTGCTACGAACTGCCTACAATAATGAAAGAGAGATATAAGCTATGATACAGGGATTTATGCTAGGAACGATATTCGGGATGTTTTTAGAACTGGCTTGTATCGTTCTGACAATGGCAAGGGCAAAGAGAAAAGAAAGGATTGAACAATATGAAACAGGTAAACGAGAAAGTAATAACAGTACAGGATTGCATTGATATGTACGAGAAAAAGGATATGTATACAGTTATTGACGGCGGCAAAGTCGTAGGATTCGTTAAGAGAGGAGAAAAGGAATGATAACAAATAATAAAGCCTATATGATAGGTAAGATTGCTAAGAAACCAGTATTTTCACACGAGGTTTATGGTGAGGGATTTTATATTTTTCACATAGAAGCTCCAAGAAAAAGCGGCAATGTAGATACGCTTCCGGTCGTTGTATCTGAAAGACTTGTTGACATTAACAGACTAGATGTAGACAGAACTGTAGTAATTAACGGACAGATTAGGTCATACAACAAGCATACAGATAATGAGGAACATAGTCATCTAATACTTAGTGTATTCGCCAAGGAAATAGATGTGCTAGAAGATGTTGAAATTAATCCGGATGTAGATAATGCAGTTGAGATTGTAGGTCGCTTATGCAAGCCGCCTATATATAGAAAGACACCACTTGGAAGAGAAATCGCTGATATTCTTGTCGCAGTAAACAGACCATATGGAAAGTCTGATTACATACCTTGCATTGTTTGGGGCAGAACAGCTAAGTTTGTCGGTCACTTGCCAGTAGGAACACATATAGAAATGACAGGTAGGTTTCAGTCAAGACTTTATGCAAAAAAGATAAGCGAAGATGAAGTTGAAAACAGAGTAGCTTACGAGGTATCAGTAGGCAGAGTTGAGATTATAGAGGAAGAGGAGAATGCTGATGAATAGTGATATTACTGTTTCGGAATTAGCTAGTATGGCAGCAGATAATGAAAAGCGTTGTCAGGTATGGCATCCAGTTCAAGGCGTTATCTTTGACGGCACATTTGATGAACTTGACAGACGGCATTATCTTGCGGATAAGACAGTTGATAACTTCTCAATAGAAGATGATGTGTTCATTATGAATATATAAACAAGGAAAGGATATATTTATGAAAAGAGCAATTTTAAAAAAGGTAGTACTTGGAAACTTTATGTGCTACGCACACGCAGAATTTGATTTTTATGCTATTACAAAGATTATGGCTAAGAATGGCAAGGGTAAGTCAACTATTGCCACAGCTTATCTGTGGTGTCTGTTTAACTGTGATTATGAGCTAAAGGATAATCCGGTTGTAAGAAGAGAGGTTGGCGGAAAGTCCGTTGATGATATGGACACAAGCGTTGAACTTACACTTGATGTTGACGGAAAAGAAATAACTATGAAGAAAGTGCAGAAGCGTACATACAGCAAGGACGGCAGTTCATACAAGGACGATAACAAGTATTTTATCAATGATGTGCCTAAGACATTAAAGGACTTCAACACATACCTTGATGTTGATATGAATGTATTCAAGATGTGCAGTAATGTGAACGCATTTCTCAATCAGAAGCCGGCTGAAATGCGTGAGTACTTATTCGGTCTTGTAGGCAATGTTGCAGACCTTGATATAGCTTCACAGAAAGCTGAATTAGCCGAGTTAGTTCCTTTGCTTAATAAGTATACAGTTGAAGAATTATCAGCTATGAATAAGGCTACCAAGACCAAGATTACAAAGGATTTGCCTATTCTTGACGGACGGATTAAGGAAAGGGAGAGAGATATTCAGCTTAAACAGGCTATTGATGTATCTGACCTTGAATTACAGAAGAACAGCCTTAAAGTACAGATTGCTGATTGTGTGGCAAAGCAGACCAACAATGACAAACTGATAGCTGAATATGACAAGGCTAGTTCGGATGTTCTTGATTTGAAGTTTAAGCAGGGAGACTTATTACGCAAGGCTAATGAAGAAAATGTTAAGGCTAGGAGAGATATTGAGAACAAGATTTCTGATAAGCAGTTTCTTATTAGACAGACGGGAAAGACTATTGCCGATACAGAAAAGAACATTGAGTATCAGCAGAATACCATTGATAGCATAAATAAGAATTTGCAGGATATAAGGAACGAATGGAAAGCAGAGAATGAACGCAAATTTGACGAAACAAGCCTTATTTGTAGTTACTGTGGACAAGAATATCCCGAAGATAAGAAAGAACAGTTAAGAGCCGATTTTGAAAGCCACAAGGCAGAAGAATTAAAGCTTATCACATACAACGGCAACCTTTTTAAAGACAAACTTGATAAGAATAAGAAGATTCTTAAAGATTTACAAAAAGAGTTACCACAGCATAAAGAAAGCCTTGAAATGCTGAATGCGGCTATTGCAGACCTTAAAAAGCAGTTAGCAGAACTTCCACAGGAAATTGATGTATCAGCTACAGATGAATACAAGGCACTTGAACAGCAGATTGTCGAAAAAGAACAGGCTATGCACAAGGCTAATGATATTTCAATAGTCAAGGCAGAATTAAAAGCACAGGAAACAGCTTTAAGGCAGCAGTTAGCAGAATGCGAAAGTCAGATTGCAAAATCTGATACAGCAGCAGATGAACAGCGACTTGAAGAATTAAAACAGACAAGGATTGATAGCGAACAGAATAAGGCTAATGCCGAGAAAATCCTTGATTTACTTGACGAACTGGATAAGGCAAAGAACGAAGCCTTGACAGAAGCGGTAAACAGCCATTTTGGGTTAGTTAAGTGGCAGTTGTTTGAATATGCTAAGAATGGCAATTACAAGAGTTGCTGTATACCTACTGTTGACGGAAAGAGTATCTTAACAACGATGTCTAACAAGGGCAACAGGATTTTAGGTAGAGTTGATATTTGCAATTCTATTCAGAAGATTAGCAGTATATCAGTACCTATTGCTTTAGATGATTCTGAAAGCCTTAGTACAGATAATCAGAAGAAAGTTGCTGAAATGGTGGATAGTCAGTTGATCATGCTGATTGTTAATGACAGCGAGAAATTAGAGATTGTGGAGGGATAATATGATTTCTATATTAGAACGTTCATTCAATTTCAATGGCTTTAACTGCTATGTAATACTCCGACATATGGGTAAATCTGCTTATAGATGTGGATATGTGCAGGTTTCCAAAAGGTTGCCTATCAACACAGCAAGTATAAATTGCCACGGCGGTATTACATATGCACACAAAGAAGCACCTAGCCCACTTGAAATTAATGATAAATGTAAGTGGTATATCGGATTTGATTGCGCTCACGCATTTGATACTACAGATTTTTGGACTGTAGATAGGGTTAGTGATGAATTAAGACAGATTGTCGGACAGATTTTAAGCGGAGAAAGCGAGGAATAATTATGGCAGAGAATACAGCAGTTGCGGAAAAGAAAGCGTTTACCACTTCATTAAGTGAATGGAGTAATACAATGACAGGACTTATTATCAACGATTATAAGGCTGTTGGAATGGATATGGACGATTACGCAAAAGAGTGTGCTATGGAAGCTATGACAAGCATATTTAATCTTGTTAAGAGCAATCCTAAGGTTAATATGTGTAGCCTTGATACAAGCAATTTGAGAGGCATTGTTAAGCGTTGTGCAAGTCTTAAGTTAAATGCTAGTGCATATCCGAGAGAATGTTACTTCCAGTTGCGGAATGTGAACATCGGGAAAGATGCCGACGGAAAAGAAATTTGGCAGCAGCAAGTTGAAATGGGCATTGAAGGAAGCGGTTATGATTCTTTGCTCGCCAACTATGGAAAAGATGTTAAACAGGTATATCCGTATTGGGTAATTAAAGAGGGCGACAAGTACATACCACCTAAGCATAAAGGACTTACAGTTACAGAGCCGGAGTGGGAAGAAAACGGATTATCTGATAAGGCGGTAAGAGTTGTATATCCTGTTAAGTTGTTAGACGGAACAGTAACATATCTTTCTGCTGATAGAGACAGCGTTAAGGTAAACCTCTTATCTCACGTAAAGCAGAATATGTTGAATGCTACATTTGGAATTATTACAGGTACTAAAAAACAGTATGGGAAAGAAGTTGCAAGAACTAGATATGATGCAACACTGGAAGAAAAGGCAAAAATTAAAGAGAAAAAGGAAGAAGTTCTCAATGCTTTAAGAGCGTGCAAGACAGTAGATGAAATGCTCGAATGTGAGATTGCAAGACCTTTTATAAGCGGTGCTTGGCTTGATACTCCAGAGAGCATGATACAGAGAAAAATGTGTAACAATGCAACAAGGAAATACCCTAAGAATTATGACCCAATGGCACGACAGGCACAGGTTGAAATGGACGAGGCATATCAAGTTGCACAGGCTGAAATTGCCGAAAATGCTAATACTGTTGAGTTTATAGAAGATAAGGCAGATGTAGTTGACACCACGGCAACAGAAGCAACCGAAGAACAGGTGGAAGATAGCACATTACCGCCATTTATGCAGGCAGAATAGGAGATTGAGCATGAGAGTAATTTCACAGGACGGAAGAATTGATATTCCGTATGATTATTTTACATTAGCTACGGCTGATGAGAAACATGGAACTTTAGAAGTAGCGAGTATCTATTGTCGAAATTTTTCGTCAGATAGTGGTGCAAAGTTAGCTGAATATTTAAGTGTGGAAAAAGCAATTAAAGCTATAAAAATGTTGACAGAAGCACAGAAAATGGAGTCAGTAGAATTTGAAGATAGAATTTATCATAGAAATATGGTTTTTCAGTTCCCACAGGATGATGAAATCGAGGTGTAGCGGATGAAAGTATTAGTAGCTTGTGAAGAAAGCCAAAGAGTATGCACAGAGTTTAGAAGATTAGGTCACGAAGCATATTCTTGCGACATTGAACCTTGCAGCGGAGGTCATCCTGAATGGCACATACAAGATGATGTATTGCCATTATTAAATGGAAATTGCGACTTTCAAACAGTAAACGGAGATATGCACCATTTAACAGGTAAATGGGATATGATTATTGCTTTTCCACCTTGTACGCATTTAGCGGTAAGCGGAGCGGCTTGGTTTGATAAGAAAAGAAAAGACGGAAGGCAAGAAGATGCAATAAAGTTTTTTATGGATGTAATGAACGCTGATTGCGACAAAATATCTGTTGAAAACCCAGTAAACATTATTAGTGGAAATTACATAGAAAAGCATTTTCCAGAACTTCAAAAAAAATATCAATTTCCTATAAAACCTACACAATCAATACAACCTTTTCAATTTGAAGATAGGGCAAGAAAAAAGACTTGTTTATGGTTGAAAGGGCTTCCACTATTGAAACCAACAAATATAGTCGATTGCGGAGAAATTGTTGGAAACGGATTTTCGGTAGGTGCAAGTGCTAATTGTGCTAGGGATGAAAATGGAAAAATAATAGCGTGGAATGACCCAAGAACTGCTAAAGAAAGAAGTAAAACATTTCCAGGAATTGCAAAGGCTATGGCTGAACAATGGGGTAAGGAGTTGAGCGAATGACATTGAAATGTATCGGTTCAGGAAGTAGTGGAAACTGCTACACCTTAACTTCCAACAGTGGAGAAACACTTATCCTTGATTGCGGAATACCAACTAAGGAGATTAAAAAAGGCTTAGATTGGAACATTAAAGATATTGTGGGTGTGTTATGCACCCATAAACACCTTGACCACAGCAAGTCAGTAAAAGATTTTGAAACTATGGGTATTCCTGTATGCAAACCATACGAAGCCTTGCTTATGAACCAGTTTCTAGCAAATTCTTATTTTACTGTAAGAGCGTTTGACCTAACAACGATAGACGGAAGTTGGACACACACCAATGCAGACGGAACACCTTGCCCGATATACGGCTTTCTGATTACTCACAAGGAAATGGGGAGAATGCTTTATATAACCGATTGTGAATTAATCAAATGGAAGTTTAAAGACATAAACCACGTTCTCTTAGGTGTGAATTATGACAAGGATTTAATCGACAGGGATAACACAGGCAAAGCTAATCACGTTTTCAGAGGTCACTTATCCATTGACACAGCTTGCGATTTTGTTAAGACGAATTATTCAGATAGCTTGCAGAACGTCATAATGTGCCATCTGTCAAGTGAAAATGCTGATAGAGATAGTTTCGTCGAGGAAATGAAAAAAGTCGCTTGTGGGGCGAATGTAGATGTTGCAGAAGCAGGGAAAAGTTGGGATTTAAAAAATCCTAGTGAGTGTCCGTTTTAGAAAGGAGATTATATGTCAAAAAAGAAAGGAACAGGAGTAAGTCCTATTACCAACAGAATTTATTATGGAACGCAAGATACAGAAAAGCATATGTGGGTAGGGCAGAAAACAGACATAACAGAAAGTGCAATAGCTTCTGTATTTGAATGGTTTATGGGAAAAATGGTGGGAAAAGAAGAATATTCTATCACATATCCAGAGACAGATTTTGAGTTAGTTATGAGAAGAAAGGCTAAGAATGATTAAAGGCAGAAAAGTATACGACCCATTAACTGATACTTGGAGCACAGGTTATTGGGTTGTGGATGATAAAGGAAATTATTACCCAGTGTGGTAGAAAGGAGCAGTAATGGAGAGATTGACAGATAGCAACAAAGAAATACCCACATTAGTTGATAATGTCGAATACTGGCTAAAGGTGTACTTTAGGCTGAAAGATTATGAGGACTTAGAACAACGAAGGAAGCTAATCAAGATACCGCCTGAAGCGTACTGTATTGTGGATTTTGAGGTACGAAAGGGTTTTGTGTTAGAAGAAACATATCATATAAGCAGAAAACCTTTGTTAGTTGTTCGATACGACGATAACTCTCTTAAAAGTCATAGCGGATACTTGGGGATTTCAGTATTCCTTACAAAATCCGAAGCCGAAGCAAAGCTGAAAGAATTGAGAGGTGGAGAATGAATAAAAGAAAAGCAATACCTAAAAAAGTGAGACAATCTGTATATCTCATGTATAACGGACATTGTGCTTATTGTGGCACAGAAATAGCTTATAAAGATATGCAGGTAGACCATGCAACACCGCTTAGGATAGGTGGAGCAGACGAAATTTCAAATTACATGCCAGCTTGTAGGAGCTGCAATCACTATAAATCCACTTTAGATGTCGAAGGATTTCGAAAGTATCTTTCAGAAATACACAAAAGGCTTATGCGTGACAGCATACCCTATCAAGTGGCGGAACGGTTTGGAATCGTTAAGTATGTGTCTGACGATGTAAAATTCTATTTTGAAGAATTGAGAGGTGGAGAAAATGAAAGTAATAATTGACATACCTAAAGATTTCACAGGAGATTATATTGCTGACAAATTCAAAGATTTCTTTTCAAGGGTTATTGCGGATATTGATTGCAAAGGTATGTGTGGTAGATACGAGAAAGAAATCGCTGAAATGTTTTTAAAGGCATTTGATGATAGCGAAGAAAAGATTTCTTGCAACTGCCAACACAACAGCAACTCAAGAGATAATGAGCCTTGTTGCAGATGTGATAGCAAACAGACCAATGCTGACAGGATAAGGAATATGTCGGATGAAGAGTTGGCAGAGTTTTTAGATATTGTCGGAGAAGATGGCATTTCATCACAGTGTGCAGATGTTCCGTGTGATTGCTGTTGCGAAAAAACAGAATGCTCTAAATGTTGGAAAGATTGGCTTCAATCAGAAGCAGAATAGGAGAGAATATGGACAGATATTTATTCAAAGCTAAGAGAGTTGATAATGGAGAATGGGTGCAAGGAAACCTTATTCAAAGCTGTGATGCAACAGATGGATGGGAAGCAATTATAATTCCCACTAAGAATAGCAATATGTTCACAAAACATATCAAACGTGGTTACGGAAATCTTGGATTTGAGAATTGGTACAGAGTAGACCCATCCACCATTTGCCAATGCACCGGCTTGAAAGACAAGAATGGCAAGCTAATTTGGGAGAATGATATTGTCAATACTCAATGCGGAAAAGCTATTGTTGTTTGGGATAAGGCAGAATTGAGAATTAAGTGGATTAAAGATACTATATGGCGAAAGGATTTGCATTTTTGGACTAATGAAGATGATTGGAAATGTGAAGTTATCGGCAACATTTTTGATAATCCTGAGTTATTAGAAAGCGAGGAATAAATATGGCAAGAATATTTAGATTTAGCGGCTATTTAGTTTCCAATCGTGAAAATATTTCACTTGAGGATATATATGAGGATATAAGTGATGTAGGATATGCCGAAAACTGGCAACAGTTACATATCGAACAATCAGAAGAATTTAATCTTGATGGCGAAGATAAGTCAAACTGTGACCTTGCGTTACTCACAAGGCATTTTAAGGTAGATAACATCAGTACAGAATTTGACAGACCTTTACCACAGAAAGGCGAGAAATATAAGCATTTTAAGATTGGCAAGATTGTTACTATTATTGGTATTTCAAGGCACACAGAAACAGAGGAAATTTCAGTTGTGTATGAATATGAGGGGCATATCTGGAACAGACCTCTTGAAATGTTTATGAGTGAGGTTGATAAGAAAAGATATCCTAATACAGAACAGAAATACAGATTCAAAAGGCTTAGTGATGTTTTGGTGCGAGAAAGAAAATAGGTGGTGCTCGGTTTGGAGTTGCGACAGAGAGGAATGCGAATTTGACGAATTTTTAGCACTTGCAGTAGACAATGCGGAAGCAGAAGAAAGTGAGGAAAAATAATGAACAGAGTAATTTTATGTGGGAGACTAACTAGAGAGCCAGAGATTAGATATTCACAGACAGGAAACGGAAGTATGGCAGTAGCAAGGTACACATTAGCTGTTGACAGAGCTTTCAAGAAAGATGGTGAACAGGCAGCAGACTTTATTAACTGTATCGCATTTGGCAAGAATGGAGAGTTTGCGGAGAAGTATCTTCATCAGGGAACTAAGATTATTGTTGAGGGCAGATGGCAGACAGGCAATTACACTAACAAGGACGGGCAGAAAGTCTACACCAATGATTGCGTTGTTGAAAGACACGAATTTTGTGAAAGTCGTGCTAATCAGCAGAACAACAGTAACAATGGAATTATGGGCGGCAATGCTAGTTCAGACAGCTTTATGTCAATTCCAGATGGCGTAGCAGACGAGGGATTACCATTTAATTAATTTAAAGGCGGTTGCTTATGTGACCACCAGTTAGGAGCAGATATGGCACAACCTAATTACAGAAAAATATATGCAATTAAGAAAATGAATGAAAAGCGTATTTTAGACGCTTGCCCTAATATGGAACACAAGAGTGGCATTTACTTCTACACTAGGACCGATGAAAACGGAATATCGTACTTTTATATCGGTCAGAGCGTAGATTGCTTAGAGCGTAGTATATCACACTTAACAGGCTATCAGCACATAGATTTATCAATCAAGAAAAGAGGATTTTATAGTGAGAATAATCCTTATGGTTGGAAGTTGAATGTTATGTACTATCCGAAAGATAAGCTTGACGAAATGGAGCAATATTGGATTTTGGAATACACAAAAAGAGGTTATCAGTGCAGATATAACAAGACGGCTGGCGGTCAAGGAGAGGGCAAGGAGAAGATAAATGAATTCAAGCCCTCTAAAGGCTACAGAGACGGCGTACAGCAAGGTAAAAAGGTGTTAGCAAGGGAATTATCGTCTATCGCAGAAAAACACCTTACAATCCGCTTAAAGCCCGAAAAAGAGCATAATAAGGTGTCGCAGAAACAGTTTGAGAAGTTTATGAGTTTATTGAAAGCGGGTGATTCATAGTGAATGATTGCTATGGCTGTAAATACGAAAACAGTACAGATATAGAGGTACATTTAGAATTTTGTACGAATTGCAAAAGAGCCTATTCCAATGAAGAAGATAGGGAATTTCACGAAGATAAGTATAGAACTATAGGCTAAAAATCAAAGAAAGCGAGTGATTCAGAGTGAAAAGAAATGATTGCATAGAGGTATTAGACCACTTAAAAGAAAAACTGAAAGAAAAGGATATAATTGCCGTACAGGATAGTGAAGATGATTATAAATGTCCTGTATGCGGTCAGATTTTTACAGGTGAAGATATTATTAAATACTCTTATAGGTGGTGCTATAACTGTGGTCAGAGAGTAGATTTTACTCTTCCGAGAAACAGATTTAACTAAAAATCAAAGAAAGGAATAGGTTGTCGCGACATAAAACTGAGGTTTCCTTTTGGTAGATTTAGAATGTATAAAAAGAAGATTAAATGTGAGATTTATCGTGATTCTATGCAGAATTACAAGAAATATGCAATACCGCCAGCACAACTTATTATAGCTGATGTTCCTTACAATGTAGGAACTAACTTCTATGGCAGTAACCCTATGTGGTACAACGGTGGCGATAACAAGAATGGAGAGAGCAAACTTGCAAAAAAGGCGGCTTTTAATTCGGATTTTAATTTCAATCTGTATGAATACTTCCATTTTTGTTCAAAGATGTTGAAAAAAGAGGACACAAAGCCTATCGCAAGGGGCAGAAGCAGTAATAGCCCTTGTATGATTGTATTTTGCGCATTCGAGCAGTTGTCAACATTGATTGCGGCGGCGAAGAAACACGGATTCGTTAATTACATACCGCTTGTATTCTGCAAAAATTACAGCCCACAGGTGCTTAAAGCGAATATGCGTATCGTAGGTGCTACGGAATATGCACTTGTACTGTACCGAAATAAGTTACCTAAATTCAGAAACGGCTTGCAGATTGATGAAAACGGAAAGAATATCAGAGGTACAGGACATATGATTTTTAATTGGTTCGCTTGGGAGAAAGACGGAAAAGATGTACCGAAAATTCATCCGGCGCAAAAGCCTGTAGCAGTCCTTAAAAAGTTGATTGAGATTTTTACAGACGAGGGAGATGTAGTTATTGACCCTTGTTGCGGCAGTGGTAGCACGTTAAGAGCCGCCGCAGAACTTGACAGAAATGCATACGGATTCGAGATTGACAGAAACTTTTACGAGCGTGCAAAGAATGAAATGCTTGTATTTGAAAAGGACAGTCAGATGAATATAAGTGATTTTATAGGAGGTGCAGTATGATAGTACATTGTTTATTTGAACAGTCAGGAACATTCAAGAATGCTTTCAAAAAGTATGGAATTGAAGCCTATGACTATGATATTCAGAATGAATTTGGCGAAACTGACTATGTTACCGACCTTTTTAAAGAGATAGAAGAGGGGTATCAAGGTGAACCGAGTTTGTTTGATAAGATAAGCCCTGATGATTTGATATTTGCGTTTTTCCCTTGCATAAGGTTTGAAAATCAGATAATGCTGTGGTTCAGAGGACAGTCGGCAAGTCAGAAAAAATGGTCTTTGGAAGAAAAATGCGAATTTGATATGAATTTGCTTAAAGAAGTTTCACTTATGTATGATTTGGTAAACAAAATGTTTATTATTTGCACGAGAAAAGGATTAAAGCTAGTAATGGAGAATCCTTATTCAGAAGAGCATTTTTTAAGACGATATTGGTGCTATTCCCCAGCGGTAATTGACAGAGATAGGAGAGATAGCGGAGATTACTTTAAAAAGCCTACACAGTATTGGTTTTTGAATTGCGAGCCACAGAACAATCTTATTTTTGAGTCAATTAGTTATAACGCTATCGAATGTAAGGACGCTATAAAAACAATGACAAAAGAGCATTGTGTAAAAGTAGGGACAGACAATGTTAAAACAGCAAGGTCAATGATACACCCACAGTACGCAGATAGATTTATCAGGCAATATATTCTTGATGAAGAAATATGGAGAGGCAAATAATGAAAGACGAAACAAAGCAGGAAATACAGATTTTACTTGACCTACTCAAAGGCAGTCTTACAAGAAATGGTGTAAGTATGGCAACCGACAATAGTGGCAACTTGATGTTCTTTGATACATCTGCCTATGTTAGAAGTAAAGGTAAGGAATTTGACGGATTTAGAGTTAATATCAACGATTTAGTGAAGTAACAATGTGACAGAACTTGAAGAGGTAATTATGGCAGGCAATTTTATTAAAATTGACAGAAAGATTTTAAAGTGGGAATGGTGGAGCGATATTAATACATTCAGACTTTTTATGTATATGTTGATAAGTGCCTATTGGAAAGACGGAAATTATAAAGGCAAGATAATTGAAAGAGGGTCTTTCCCCTCTTCAATATCTGAATTATCAAAAGAAACTAATTTGTCTGTAATGGAAATTCGTACCTCGCTAAAACACTTACAATTAACAGGCGAAATAACAAGCAAAGCAACAAACAAATTCACGATATTTACTGTGGTTAACTACAATTTGTATCAAACGGATAACAAGCAAGATAACAAACAAATAACAAGCAACTTAACAAACAATCAACAAACAGATAACATTCTATTAACAAACTCTATATTAAAAGAAAGTAAGAATAAAAGAACAGAAGAAGTTAAAGAAGATAAGAATACAGAAAAAGATATTACTAACGTAATATCCAAAAAGAAAAGTTATTACCCAGATGATGAATTACTTGATGAAGCATTTAATGAGTATGTGACAATGCGTAAGAGAATTAAAAAACCTATATGTACCGACAAGGCATTACATAGGGCTATGAACACTCTTGAAAAGTTGTCTGGTGGAGATAATGACTTAGCTGTTAAAATTCTTAATCAATCAGTAGACCATTGCTGGCAAGGACTGTTTGAATTGAAAGAAGATGATTCTAATAAACAACAAGGCAAGAAAAATGTATTTGATGAATGGATGGAGGCAATGAAATGACAAGGGAACAGGTCGGAAAACTTCTGATGACGATACAAGCTTATTATCCTAACTACAATCCACCAGATAAAGAAATTACTCTTAATGCTTGGTATGAAATGTTTGCTGAATATCCAGAAGAATTAGTTTTACAGGCGTTAAGAGCTTGCATTACAACTAATACTAGCGGTTTTGCACCAGATGTAGGGCAGATAATGAGTAAGATACAGACAATATCACAGCCGCAGGAACTTGACGGAATGACAGCTTGGGGATTAGTTAGTAAAGCATTACGGAATGGCACATATGGGGCAGTTGAAGAATTTAACAAGCTACCGCCACTTGTCAAGCAGGCGGTTGGTATGCCAGATAACCTTAGAAATTGGGCAATGTCAGACTATCAGGCGATAGAGACTGTTATACAATCTAATTTTCTGAAAAACTATAGAACAGTGGTGAACAGGTCGAAAGAACTTAACTGTATGCCGCCGGAAATCAAATCACTTATCGATAAAGCGAACGAAAATTCGTATAAGGCTCAAATCGAGCAAAAATTCCAAAGAGATATAAATACATTACAAATTAAAGAAAATGCCCTTATTGGTCAAAATACAAACGCAGAAGAATATATTGAAGCACCTAAAGAAGTACAAGATAGAATTGACAGAATGAGAGGTTGATTTTCAATGGAGACAACGCCAATTAGTCCGCAGAAGAAATTATATAATTACCGCCGAGAGAATGGATTGTGCCCTAAATGCGGCAAGCCGCTTGATAGAAAAGGCTTTTATTGCGAAGAATGTAGGGAGAAGCAAACGGCTTACAGTAGAGAAACTAGAGAACTTTGCAGGCAGTTTAAAATCTGCCCGGAATGTCGCAAAAATAAACTTGTGGGTGATGAAAAGATATGTCCGGAATGTTTGGCTAACAAAGCTGAATATAGAGCTAATCACCCATTAAGTGATGATAAGCGAAGAAAAAACAATGAAGCATTTAAACAATATTCAAAAAACTTATACGCTGAACGTAGAAAAGCTGGCATATGTGTTAGATGTGGTAAGACTAAAGCTGTTAAGGGCAAAGCAAAGTGTTTTGTATGTCAGAGTAAAGACAATGCTATCCACAGAAAAAGAACTGAAAATAGGCAAAATATAAAAGAATATCGCAAAGAAAATCACTTGTGCTATCGTTGCGGAGAACCTATTGACAGACCACAAGGGCAATTGTGTCAGAAATGCTGGCAGACAGATTATGAAAGGGGTAAAAGCCTTAAGAATGATAATAGCAAGCACTACTGGCGATACGACAATCAGTTTCTAAGAAAGAAGTGAAAATATGAGCAGAGCAGAACAGAAAAAGTTTAAGGAACAAATGTTGCGTGTTCAGATGAATAGAATTAGCAACGAACAGCGGAAAAAGAATTTTGAATCAGCATTAATATTAATTTTATGGGTGCTGCACGATAAGTTCGGTTTCGGACAGCAGAGATTGGCAAAAGTGCAGAGAGAGCTTAAGGCACTAATAGATAACTACAATGACGGATTATTCACAGCAGAGGAGCTTGTTAATCAGTTGTATGAAGAAACAGGAATAGAACATATTAACTTTAAATAAGGAGATAGGCTTATGAAGTTATCAGAACTTACTAAGCCGGAGCTTGATGAAATAATTGAAAATGCCAATTTTACAGAAGAAGAATTGAGAATATTCAAGTTACTATCACAAGGCAGAAGCATTACGGAAATTGCTATGCGGCTGTCTGTGTGTGATAGAACAGTCAATCGCAAGATAAATAAAATTAAAAAGAAAATAAGTAAGTTGGAGGTTATACAATGATTAGGGTTACTCAAAATGGTGAAGACGTAAAAACAGAAAACATAACTCTTTCAGACAGCTTACTAAAGATAATTGCAGAGATAATTGACAACAAGTAAATATGTGTTACAATGTGCCGTAGAACGTGATAAATGCGGCACATTTATTTATATTATAAGGAGATAAAATATATGGAATGTGTTGCTTATATGAGAGTATCTACTGAAAAACAGGCTGTTGAGGGTAATGGACTTGATAGCCAAAAAAGGGATATTGAAAATTATTGTAGAAAAAATGAACTTGTAATAACAGACTGGTATATTGATGATGGTTACACCGGTACAAATATGGATAGACCGGAACTTCAAAGACTTGTGAATGATTGCAGCCGCAAAAGATTAAGCTGTGTTGTAGCTTTTAAACTTGACCGATTATCAAGGAATATGATTGATGGAATATATCTTATCGAGAAAGTATTTCAAAAGTATAATGTTGTGTTTAAATGCGTACACGATAGTGTAAATTATGATAGCCCTATGGAACAGGCTTATACGCAGATGATGGCTGTATTTGCGCAGCTTGATAAAAATACTATGATGTTGCGTATGCGTGGTGGTATGCTAGAAAGAATAAAACAAGGCTATTGGATGGGTGGCGGTAATTTACCTTATTGCTATTCCTACAGTAAGGAACAGGGCATATTAATACCTATCCCGGAACGTGCAGAACAGGCAAGAAAAGCACTCGAATTATTCATATCCGGATATTCAGATGTGAAAATTAAGGAAATTTGCGGTTTTAAGTCTGAACTTGTTACTAGAAGTATTTTGACCGGCGTTGTAAATATCGGAATGATACCATACAAAGGTAAAATATATCAAGGAAAACACGAACCTGTTTTTGATAAAGACAGGTTTAATCTTGGATTAGAACTAAGAAAGTCAAGGTGTTCAGCAAAAACTTACTGCATAACCGAACCTAATTTATTAACTGGATTGTGTTATTGTGGCATTTGTGGCTGCAAAATGCGTTATCAAAAATGGGGTGGTGAAAAGCACAAGATTTATTGCTGTTCAAGAAATAAATCACTTTCATATCTGCCTAATTATAATGCAAGCTGTAATAATTCGCTTGAATGGGCGGACGAGATAGAGAAACAAGTAGAAGAAGAAATTCTTAAAATATCCCTTGATTTATCATCTTACAAACCAAAGGAAAAGGCGACAAAGCTTGAAATTATGCAATCACAGCTCGAAAAGGAGCAGATTAAGCTAAAAAGATTGTATAATCTGTATGCTGACGGAAATGATACTGTCTTGGAAATGATTAAGGAACTGGAAGCACAGATTAAGGAAATGAAAGCTAATATTGCAGCAGAAAGCAAAAACGCAATTAATACACAGAAAAAGGAGTTTGTTTATGAGAACATAAAAAAACTTGCCGACATTTGGGATAAGGTCGACAAGAAACAAAAGAACTTGATACTAAAGACTATAATTGACAAGATAGTAATTGTCAATGGAAATATTGAAATACAGCTTAAGAATTTTTAGCATAAACTTAATGCAGTTCC